GGTGTTTCGCAGGCACACGCAAACGCCAGCGTCTCGCCTATCGGGTAGGTTTCCCGCGAATCCCCGCCTATTCGTTGGAAACCGGTGGATCGGCGCCCCTATAGTTTCCACTGAACGGTTTCCACTGGGTAATTCGGGATGAGATCTACCCTGACGCCCGCCATGGCGAAGCGCATTGAGCTATGGCCTGTCAGCAAACTCGTCGCCTACGACAAGAACCCCCGCACCCACAGCCGTGCGCAGGTCTCCCAGCTGGCGGCGTCCATCGTGGAGTTCGGGTTCATCAACCCGATCCTGGTGGACAGCGATGCCGGGATGATTGCGGGGCACGGCCGGTTGGCCGCGGCCAAGGAGCTGGGCCTGACGGAGGTGCCGGTGGTGGTCTTGGACCACCTCTCGCAGGCGCAGAAGCGGGCCTACGTCATCGCGGACAACAAGCTGGCGGAGCTGGCCGGTTGGGACATGGACCTGCTGGCCGGCGAGATGGCCGACCTGCGCGACTTTGACTTTGACCTGGAGCTGACCGGCTTCTCGGATGCGGAGCTGGGCGGCCTGCTGGACGACCTGGACACCAACGTCCCCACGCCGGTGTTCAACGCTCCGGTGCCCACCATGCCGGCCGCGGCTGGCGCCTCGCCCATCCCTTCAGCTGACACCACGGCGGCCGTTCCTCCCGCCGCTCCCGCCAGCTACGGGGATGAGGATGAGGATGAGGAGGATGACACGTTCACCCTCCCGCCAGCCGCGACCCGCGTGGTGCAGCTGTTCATGAGCCTGGACCAGCACACTGAGTGGGGGCGGATGGTTGACCGCCTGAACAAGCACTACGGCACCAGCAATCAGACCGACTGCGTGTTCGCGGCGCTGAAGGATGTGCTGGAGGGCCTGTGAAGATCCTGACCGCTCCTGTTGAGCTCCCCGATGAGGAGGTGGACCACCTGGCTGGTCACTTCCTGACCCCGGAGCACTACGACCTGCTGGTGGAGGGCGAGAGCTGCCGGGTGAACAAGCCTGACGGCTCCCCCCTCCTGGTCTACGTCCGCAACGCCATCCCAACGGAGCTGGGCGCCGCGGCCTACGGGATCCTGACGGACACCATCGACTACGGCGACCAGGGGAGCCGCAACCGCGGCATCGCCGGTGGGTATGACGAGAACGGCAACCTGGCGGTCTACCGGCCCACGCTGAAGGGCACCCGGAGCAACACCCGCGTGTCAGCCAATCCGGTGCGCAGCGCGATCATCGGCTACTTCGACCGGTACACCCGGATGCCGTTCTGCCGGCTGTGCAACTACACACGGGACAACCCGGAGCAGTGGGCGGCGCTCCAGCCCTACATCCGGCACGTGGACCGGGTGTTCGCGGAGCACCTACCGGAGCAGTACGCCAGGCAGCGGGACATTGCGGACCGCACCAGCCAGGACTTCGTGATCAAGGACACCGCCTTCACCACCATCACGGTGAATGAGAGCTGGCGGACCGCCACGCACAAGGATGCCGGGGACTTCCGCGATGGCTTCGGCGTGATGGCGTGCCTCACGTCCGGATCATTCCAGGGCGGCCACCTGGTCATGCCGAAGTACCGGGTGGGCGTGGCGCCTACGTCCTGTGACGTGCTGCTGTTTGACGTTCACCAGTGGCACGGCAACACCGCGATGGTGGGCAACCCCAAGCGGTTCCGCCGGCTCACGCAGGTGTTCTACTACCGCGAGAAGATGATCCACTGCGGCACCGCGGTGGAGGAGCTGGACCGGGCCAAGAACCGCAAGCCTGGTGACCCGCTGTGGGATTGACCGAGCAGCTATCGGCGTTGCGACCGGGCCTGGACTTCCGGCTGCCGGAGCTCCGCAGGGGAGTGTTCCACCAGTTCTACCAATTCCACCTGAAGTACCGGGCGCACCCGGGTGCCGTCTACTACGTGCTCCCCTTCCTGGCGGAGCAGCAGGGCTGGACGGCAGAGGAGGCGCTGTGGTTCGCCTTCCTCAATGGCAACACCCAGCACCCCGTAACCAGCTGGATCCTCCACCGAAGGTTCCCGGGCCTGGATGCGGCGGAGCCGATGCTGGAGTGGTACCGGGAGAACTACGCCCGGTTGTCCTTTGACACGGACCGCCGGCACCACAAGAAGATGCTGCCGCAAGCGGTGGAGGGCTACCGCAAGCTGCTGCGCGGCCGCTCCCAGGCGGAGCTGTGGGGCGAGGCTGCGCAACGTGGCTTCCGGGGCATCTGGGAGGTGGCGACCGCCATCCCGTCCTTTGGCCGGCTGTCAGCGTTCAGCTTCAGCGAGTACCTGCGCATCAGCGGCGTGGCGTTCGACTGCGACACGCTGTTCCTGGATGACCGCTCCGGCTCCAAGTCACACCGCAACGGCCTGTGCAAGGTGCTGGGGCGTGACGACCTGGACTGGCACTCCAGCAACCCGGGCTTTGACGGGACCTACTCCCGCGGCACGCTGAACTGGCTGGAGGTGGAGGGCGCAAGGATCCTGGAGGAGGCCCGGGAGCTGGCTGCCGGCACCGACTACGAGCGCGACGTGAGCTACTTCACGCTGGAGTCGGCGCTGTGCACCTACAAGTCCTGGCACCGGGTGAACCGGCGCTACCCCAACGTCTACAACGACATGTTCCATGACCGGATTCGGGCCACTCAGGCCCGCTGGCCCGGGGAGGATTTGGGCGTGTTCTGGGATGCGCGGCGCCGCTACCTCCCGGATTACCTGCGGCTGGAGGACAACCCGCACGACCCCGGCTGCGTCCCGCTCAAGCAGAACCATTACCGGCTGACCGGCCAAGTAATCATGATGGACCGCGACTACCCCGAGTTCCGCAACGACTTCAACGATGCGGTGCGTGACCGGGTCTTCCCCCGCTGGAGGTAGACCCATGCGCACCATCTTCCCGGTTCAGTCCCTCGCCCGCTCCCAGGTGCGGTGGGAGGAGTACCTGAACAACCTCACGCCCATCACCCGCGTGAACGGCCGCGCATACAAGCGCGAGGATTTCTTCGCCCCGCTGGGCTACGGCGGCATCAACGGCTCCAAGCTCCGCCAGCTGGTCTACCTGGTGGACCGCTACCGGCGGCAAGGCGGCCGTGCCGGCCTGATCACTGGGGCCTCCGTGCTCAGCCCGCAGATCAGCATGGCCGCGCTGGTGGCTGCGCACTATGAGCTGCCGGCGCTGATGGTGCTGGGCGGCAGCAAGCCCGAAACGTCCATCAAGCACGAGAACGTCGCCATCGCTGCTCGAGCCGGCGCCACCTTCAGCTACGTGCCGGTGGGCTTCAACCCAACGCTCCAGCGGTCCGTGGGCAAGCTGGCCCAGGAGCCGCAGCTCAAGGACTATTTCCGCCTCCACTACGGCATCACCACCCCGGAAGCGGCCGCGGCCTGGGATGTGGCGGAGTTCCATGCGGTGGGCGCCCCACAGGCCCGGAACATCCCGGACGACATTGAGCACCTGATCATGCCGGCTGGCTCGTGCAACTCCTGCACGTCCGTCCTGCTGGGAATCGCCACGCACCGGCCCAAGGCGCTCCGCAAGGTGACGCTGCTGGGGATCGGTCCCACCCGGCTCCGGTGGATTGAGCAGCGGATGGAGAGCATCTACCAGGCGTCCGGCGTGGACGTGATGGGCCTGTTCCGCCCCCGCTACCACCAGCACCCGGAGCTGGAGCCGGCGCACCGCGGTGATGCGCCCTACGAGCTGGAGCACTACGACCTCCACTCCACCGGCTACGTGAAGTACGCCGACAAGAAGCCGTTCAACCTGGATGGGATTGATTTCCACCCGACCTACGAGGGCAAGTGCCTCACCTACATGGCGGAGCACCGGGACACGTTCTCGGAGTGGTGGGAGGGCGACGGCAAGACCCTGTTCTGGATCGTCGGCTCCAAGCCCACCGCCGGCGCCATGACCCGCCACCTTCAGTGAGATGGAGCTGCTGTACCTGATTGGCCCGCCGGGAGCGGGCAAGACCACGCTGCTGGAGAACGCATTGGCGGGCCGTGAGCGGATTGAGCGGGACAAGCCGCTGGCGCATGAGGAGCTCCCGGAGCTGAATGCCGCCATCCTTGGCCGCCGCCGGCCGCCATTCGGCGGAACCGACACGCTCCCCATGAACATCGCCCGCACGGCCGAGAGCTGGATCCGCTCCCGTCCGTTCCAGCTGGTGATTGGTGAGGGTGACCGGCTGGCCTACCCCGCGTTCTTCACCGCTGCGGTGGAGGCCGGCTACCAGCTCCGGCTGATCTACCTGGGCCTCCCGTCCAAGACTGCTGCGGAGCGGCGTGCTGCCCGGGCGCACCAGCACGGCACCGGGCTTCAGAATCCACAGTGGGTAACGGGCCGGGTGACCAAGGCGCAACGCATCGCGCAGGAGTGGGGAGCGGTGATGATCTACGCCTCGCAGTCGCCGGAAGCCATGACCCGTGAACTGCTGGACGCCGTACCGGCGCTGCGTGCATGAGTGAACCCCTCAGCCTGCGCGGCTTTGCCGAATCCCTGGACCCGCCGGTGTCGCACACCGCGGTGCGCAAGGCGATTGAGGCCGGCCACATCCCGCCAGAGGCGCTGATCTACGACGACAAGGGCCACCGCAAGATCGCGGACCCGGAGCTGGCCGCACGGTCGTGGAAAAAGAGCGTGCTGCCCTACGACCGCGGCCGCGGCAAGAAGCTGGGCCCGAAGCCGGATGAAGCGCAGCCACCGGAGCGGTTTGACTCCGCCGAGGAGCGTGCGCTGAGCCGGGAGCTCCTGGCGGAGGAGCGCGAGGAGCTGCCCGAGGAGCCCGAGGAGGTGGAGCAACGGGCGGCCGCCAGCGTCCCATCCACGCAGGATGCGGTGCCGCCCTACGCCCGCTCTCGCGCCATCCGGGAGGCATTCGCAGCTCAGATGGCCAAGCTGGAGTATCAGGAGCGTGCTGGGCAGCTGGTCTCCGCCAATGAGGTGAAGATCAAGTGGTTCGGTGAAGCCCGCCGGATCCGTGATGCACTGCTGAACGTCCCCGCACGCATCACCGACCAGCTGGCCGGATTGGTGGGCGAGGTCTCACCCGAGAAGCGGCACGCAATCCTGCTGCTGCTCCAACAGGAGCTCAATGTCGTATTGGAGGAACTGAGCGATGGTGCTGGCGAACGCTGACCGTGATCTGGTCCCCAGCTTTCGCGCTGGGCTACGCCCCGACCCCATCTTGACCGTGAGCGAGTGGGCGGATGAGCACAGGATGCTCTCCCAGCGGGCATCGGCGGAGCCGGGCAAGTGGCGCACGGAGCGCACGCCGTTCCTGCGCGAGATCATGGACTGCCTCAGCACCACCTCCCCCGTTCAGCGGGTGGTGTTCATGGCGGGTGCGCAGGTCGGCAAGACGGAGTGCGGCAACAACTGGCTGGGTTACATCATTGACGCCACGCCGGGACCGTCGTTGTGCGTGATGCCGACGGTGGACATCGCCAAGCGGTTCTCCAAGCAACGCCTCAACCCGCTGATTGAGGAGTGTCCGCGGCTCCGGGAGCGGGTGCGGCCGCCGCGTGAACGGGACAGCGGCAACAGCCTCTTCAGCAAGGAGTTCCCCGGTGGGATCTTGATGATCGGCGGGGCCAACTCCGGTGCGGGCCTCCGCTCCATGCCCATCAAGAACCTGTTCTGTGATGAGGTGGACGCCTACCCGGTGGACCTGGACGGTGAAGGTGACCCGGTGAGCCTGGCGGAACGCCGCACCACCACCTTCAGCCGGCGCAAGGTGTTCCTGTGTTCCACCCCAACCATCAAGGACTTCAGCCGGATTGAGGCGGAATACCTGGCCAGCGATCAGCGGCGGTACTTCGTCCCGTGCCCGGACTGCGGCCACATGCAGTGGCTCCAGTTCAGCAACATCCGCTGGCACGACGACGACCCCAAGACCGCGGCCTACTGCTGCGAGGAATGCGGCGTGCTCATCCCCGAGCGCCACAAGACGGAGATGCTGGCCAAGGGTGAATGGCGGGCTACCGCTCCGTCAGACGGCACCACCGCCGGCTTCCACCTCAGCTCCCTCTACTCCCCCCTGGGCTGGAAGAGCTGGGCGGACATTGTGGCGGAGTTCATGAAGGCCAAGTCCGACGCGCCGATGCTCAAGACCTGGATCAACACCGTCTTGGGCGAGACCTTTGAGGACAACTACGCCAACAAGGTGGGCGCGTCCGCGCTGCTGGAGCGGGTGGAGCTGTACGAGCCACGGGTGGTGCCGGATGGCGGCCTGGCGCTCACTGTGGGCGTGGACGTTCAGGACAACCGCTTGGCCGTGTCCGTCTGGGCATGGGGCCGCGAGGAGGAGGGCTGGCTGGTTGATCACCAGGAGATCTACGGCGACCCCGGGCGGCCGGAGCTGTGGCGGCAGCTGGATGAGATCATCCTGGAACCATTCCCGCACGCCAGCGGCAGCACCCTGCTGCCGGATGTGGTCTGCATCGACTCCGGCGGTCACTTCACCCATGAGGTCTACCAGTACGCCCGGGAGCGGCGCAGCCAAGGCGTCATCCCCATCAAAGGCGCCAACACCCGCAACAAGCCGGTGATTGGCAAGCCCAGCAAGGTGGACGTGAATGCCCGCGGCCGGGTGTTGAAGGGTGGAGTGGAGCTCTACACCGTGGGCACGGACACCGCGAAGGTGACGCTGTTCGGCCGGCTGAAGCACAACGAGCCCGGCGCCGGCTACCTCCACTTCCACAACGCCTGCACGGAGGAGTATTTCGCGCAGCTGACCTCTGAGAAGCAGCAGGTGCGGTTCGTGCGCGGCTTCGCCATCCGGGAGTTCGTCAAGAAGCCGAGCGAGCGGAACGAGGCACTGGACACGCTGGTCTACGCCTATGCCGGATTGAATCGCATGTACCAGCTAAGAGATCGCAGAACTATCTGGGATCAGCTGGAAAAACGCATAAAAGCGCCAGTAGAGAAGCGGCGGCCGTCATCGCTAAGATCAGGAGGAGCTCAGCGCAGCTTCGTCCGCAACTGGTGAGCCGTGAAGATCCCATCGCAACTACGGGCCGGCGACACCATCAAGTGGCTGGACCCGCCCATGCAGGATGCGCTGGGCAATCCCATCAGCAACACCACGCACGCGCTGACCTACTACCTCCGCTTCAACGCCGCGTCTGAAGGCGTGACGGTGGTGGCCACCACCAGCGGCAGTGATTGGCTGTCCACCATCCCCGCCAACACCTCCGCCGGGATGGATGCTGGCACCTGGTACTTCCAGGCGCAGGCCACCGCACTGATTGGCGCCGAGAAGGTCACACTGGGCGCCGGGCAGGTGACGGTGCTGCCCAGCCTGTCCTACGCCGGCTCCCCCGCGGCGTTTGATGGCCGCTCCCAGGCGCAGAAGGACCTGGAGACCGTTGAGGCTGCTATCCGCTCCCTCAGCTCCGGCGGTGGCGTTCAGGAGTACCGCATCGGCACCCGGTCCCTGAAACGCTACGACCTGGGTGAGCTCCTCGTGCTCCGCGACAGACTGAAGGCACAAGTGGTCCGGGAGCAGAAGGCGAACATGATCGCCAACGGCCTGGGCAACCCCCACTCCGTCTTCATTCGCTTCGGTAACCGCTGATGGGCCTCCGCACTCGGTTGATGCAAGCCTTCGGCTTCGGGCCGGCGAAGGAACCGCGCAAGCCCCGCCGGCGCATGTACCAAGGCGCCCGGATCACCCGGCTGACGAGTGATTGGTTCACGGCGCAAACCTCCGCCGACGCCGAGATCCGCACCAGCATCCGCCTGCTGCGTGACCGCTCCCGCCAGCTGGTCCGGGACAACCCCTACGCACGCCAGGCCAAGCGCACCACCCAGATCAACGTGGTGGGCCACGGCATCAAGATGCAGGCGCAGGTGCCGATGCTGCGCGGCAAGAAGCTGGATCAGCGGCTCAATGGCGTGATTGAAACGTCCTGGGAGCGGTGGTGCCGCTCAGATTCCTGCGACGTGGCCGGCGTCAACAGCTTCAACTCCTTTGAAAACCTGATTGCCGGTGCTCTGCCCGAGTCCGGCGAGATCATCTTCAGGATCGTCCGGCGCAAGTTCGGCCGCAGCAAGGTCCCCATCGCCCTGGAGGTGATTGAGAGCGACCTGCTGGACGAGGAATACGCCGGCCCAACCTCCGGCAAGGGCCGTGAGTGGCGCATGGGCGTGGAGATTGATGAATGGGGCCGTCCGCTCCGCTATGCCTTCCGCACCCGTCACCCCGGTGACTACTGGTTCCAAGGCGCTGACCAGGAGAACGTCCGGCACGAGTTCCTCCCTGCCGCGGACGTGATCCACCTGTTCCTTCGTGAGCGCCCCGGGCAAAACCGCGGTGTGCCCTGGTTCGCGTCGGTGATGGATGACGCGCACCAGCTCCAGGGCTACGAGCAGGCTGCCGTGGTCCGTGCCCGGGCCGCCAGCTCCCTGATGGGCTTCATCACCACCCCTGAAGGTGAGCTCCAGGCGGATGACGTGGAGGATGGTGAGCGCATCCAGGAGTTTGAGCCTGGCGTGTTCCGCTACCTGGACCCGGGCCAGCAAATCACCATCCCTAACCTCTCGGCTCCGGACAGCCAGTACGAAATGTTCATCCGCGCCAAGGCCCGCCGGTTCGCCGCGGGCTTCGGCTGCTCCTACGAGACCCTCAGCCGCGACTTCAGCGAAACCAACTACTCCAGCTCCCGGCTGAGCCTGCTGGAGGACCGTGATCACTGGCGCGTGATCCAGGGCTACCTGATTGAGAACTTCCACCAGCGGGTGTTTGAGGCGTGGCTGGATGCTGCGGTGCTCTCCGGCGCCCTGGAGCTCCCCGACTACGAGCTCCGTCCCGAGCGGTACGACCGTCCCCGCTGGCAGGCCCGCGGCTGGAGCTGGGTGGACCCGCTCAAGGAGGTCCAAGCCTTCCGGGAGGCGGAGGCGGCCGGCTACCTCACCAAGTCACAGATCGTCGCGCAGCTTGGCGCGGACCTGGACGACAACCTCCAGCAGCTGGCGCAAGAGCAACAGCTGGCCCTGGACCTCGGCCTCATGCTGGATGCGGACAAGAAGCCCGCACCGCCGGCTCCCGCTCCCGCCCGCACGGCTGAACCGGAGGCCTGATGAGCACTGAAATGAACCTGATGCCCACCGAGGGGATGCGCGAGGAGGCGCTGCGCTACCGCGCATGGAAGGCGGAAGGCCGGAGCGGTGGAACTGAGGTCGCCGCACGCCGCGCCTCGCAGATCCTGTCTGGTGACGAGCTGAGCCCAGACACGGTGATCACCATGGCGGCCTGGTTCGCCCGGCACGAGAGCGACAAGAAGGCTGAAGGCTTCCGGCCTGGAGAGAAGGGCTACCCCTCCCCCGGCCGTGTCGCATGGGCCGCATGGGGTGGAGATCCCGGTCAAACATGGGCCACTGCGAAGGCTCAAACCATCAAAGATGCCGAAGATAGACTTATGACAACGTCCGATACGCCGACCGTGGAGAACGAAAAGGCCCCGGGCCAGCAGCTGAAGACTGGCGACTACGTGAGTTGGGGCAGCTCCGGCGGCACCGCTCGCGGCCGGATTGAGAAGATCATCCGTGAAGGCACCCTCAACGTGCCCGACTCCAGCTTTGAGATTGAGGCGACGGAGGATGACCCCGCCGCACTGATCCGCGTGTTCCAAGAAGGCGCAGACGGATGGGAGCCGAGCGACCGCCTGGTGGGCCACAAGCTATCCACCCTCTCCAAGATTGAACCGCTCCGCGCTGCCGAGGAGGCCGAGGAGCCTGGCGAGGAAGATGACGAGGACGAGGAGCTAGAGGTGGAGGTGATCATCCCCTCCGGCCGCTCCCTGCCGCTCAAGGAGCTCCAGAAGCGCGGCAAAGGTGGCAACCTCATCCAGCGCCGCGAAGCCAGCGTCCAGATCCGCGCCGGTGAAGGCGATGAGATGGAGTTCAGCTTCAGCTCTGAGCAGCCGGTGGAGCGGTACTTCGGCACCGAGATCCTCTCCCACGAGGCTGGTTCCGCCAACCTGGAGCGGCTCAACAACGGCGCTCCCTTCCTGTGGAACCACGACCGCGATGCCGTGATCGGCGTGGTCCAGAGCGCACGGATGGGCGGTGACCGCCGTGGCTATTCCAAGGTCAAGTGGTCCCGCAACGCCATGGCGCAAGAGAAGCGCCAAGACGTGGCAGACGGCATCCTGCGCAACGTCTCCTTTGCCTACTCAATCGACGAAGTAGAGGAGCGTGGCGAGAACATCATCGTCACCAAATGGACTCCGCTGGAAGTGAGCCTGGTCTCAATTCCTGCGGATGCCAGCGTGGGCCTGGGACGTGCTCTCCAGGAAGGCGATAGCATGAGCGAAGAGGTCCCTGCTGTTCCGGCAGAGATCGCCACCGATTCCGACGCTCCCGTTGAGGGCGTGGCGGAAGAACCAGCGGCCACAGCCGCATCACCCACCCCTCAACCTAACTCTGAGGTTCCCATGGAGAACACCCCTGACGTGGAGGTGATCCGGTCGAAGGCCGCTGAGGCCGAGCGCACCCGTATCGCCCAGATTTCCGCCCTTGGCGAGAAGTTCGGCATGGCCGATCTGGCTCGTGAACTGATCGACGGCGGCAAAGATCTCACCGAAGCCCGCACTGCGATCCTGGAGAAAATGGAAGCCCGTTCCAGCAAGTCCGCTGCTCACCGCATTGCTGAGCCCAAGGGTTCTGAAGTCGGCCTGAACGACAAGGAGACCCGCAGCTACAGCTTCCTGCGCGCCCTGAACTACCTCGCCAACCCCGGCGACAAGCAGGCCGCTGAAGCCGCTGCCTTTGAGCGTGAGGTGTCTGACGCCGCCGCCAAGGCATACGGCAAGCCCGCCAACGGCCTGATGGTGCCCAATGAGGTGCTCCGTCGTGACCTGACCGCCGGCACCAACTCCGCCGGTGGTTTCACCGTCGCCACCGACCTGCTGGCCGGCAGCTTCATTGAGCTGCTGCGCAACAAGCTGGCCCTGGCTCAGGTGGGCGCCACCATCCTCTCCGGCCTCCAGGGCAACATTGCTATTCCCAAGCAGTCGGCAGCCTCAACTGCCTACTGGGTTGGTGAGGGCAACGCTCCCACCGAGAGCCAGCAGACCCTGGAGCAGGTCACCATGTCGCCCAAGACCGTGGGCGCCTACGTGGACTACTCCCGCCGCCTGCTGCTCCAGAGCTCCATCGACGTGGAGCAGATGGTGCGCAACGACCTCGCCCGCGTGATCGCGCTCGAGATCGACCGTGCCGGCCTCTACGGCTCCGGTTCCTCCAACCAGCCCAAGGGCCTGATCAACCAGACCGGCATCAACACCGTCTCCCTGACCAACTACGGCACCTTTGCTGAGCTGATCAGCATGGAGACCGAGGTGGCCAAGGACAACGCCGACGCCGGCTCGCTGTTCTACCTGATGAACGCTGCTGCCCGCGGCGCTCTGAAGTCCACTCCTAAGTCCGCCTCCGCCGTGGCCGCTGGCTTCGTGTACGAGGACGACGAGGTGAACGGCTACCCCGTGATCGTGTCCAACCAGCTCAGCCTGGATGACATCATCTTCGGTGCCTTTGATCAGATGATCATGGGCATGTGGAGCGGCCTGGACCTCACCCTGGACCCCTACGCTGGCGCCACCTCCGGCACCGTGCGCATCGTGGCTCTCCAGGACGTGGACTTCGCCATCAAGCAGGCTGGCGCCTTCTGCTACGGCACCGGCGCTCTCTCCTGAGCATGATCGCTGGGCTGATCAAGGCCAAGCGGAACTACAACCCCTCCCTGGTTTCGGCCGGGGAGGGCTTTCTGTTGGCGTACCGCTCTGAGGCCAAGGACTTCACCGTCAGCGAGATCGTGCTGGCGGAGCTGGACCGGGACATGAACGTGCTGAGCAATCAGCGGCTCAAGGTCCCCGGAGTGGAGGCGCATCATTCCCTGGAGGATCCCCGGCTGTTCTGGCACCGGGACCGGCTTCACATCGCCTTCAGCATCGCCCACTACGGCACCAAGCACGGCTGGCGGTGCGTGCAGGCTTACGGCCGGCTGAGCAAGCGCAAGAACTGGACCCTGCCCAAGGTTCACGTCCCGTCCTATGGCGTGAATGACTGGAGCTCCAAGGAGAAAAACTGGACGTTTTTTGAGGCCGAAGGTGCGCTCCGCTGCATCTACGACATGGGCGCCTCCGGCTGGCGCGTCCTGGAGCTGGATGAAGACCGCGTGGTGGAGGAGTGGCGCCACAACCCGGTGGCCTGGGCTCACGGCCGCATGTCCGGCGGCTCCCCCGCGGTGCCGTGGCGAGATCACCTCCTGACGGCCTTCCACTCCTGGGAGAAGCACCAAGCCCGCAGCCGGGTGTATCACATGGCTTTCCTGGCCCTTGACGCCACCGCTCCGCACGCTCCCCGTCTCATCTCCCCGGGACCCGTCCTGACCGCTCAGGCGGAATGGGGCCGCCCCGCTGGTGAGAAGTGGGCACCGCTGTGTGTCTTCCCCGGTGGCCTGGAGGTTCAGGATGACCGTGCGCTGGTGGCCTACGGCCAGAATGACGTGAGCCTGGCGGTGGATGAGTTCACCATCCCCGAGCTGGTCCCGGTCCGCTCCCGTCCCACGCACCGCAATGAGATCCTGGTGCGCCTCACCGGCTCCGTCCTGGTGAAGGGTCAGCCCGCGTATCCTGGGACTGAGGTGGCGCTGCTCCGCGCAGATGCTGCTGACCTGATTGCCCGGGGCAAGGCGGTGGCGCTGTGAATGAAGATCTGAGCGTGTTCCTCAACGACTTTGGCGTGACCTGCACCGCCGGAGCTGTGACCGGCTTGGGCATCTTGGACATGCCGGGGCAGGTAATCGCTGACGGCATGGTGATCACCACCGACTACAGCTTGCTGGTCCGCACGGCGGATTTCGGCGGCTTGCTCTACGGCGACAGCATCACCGTCAACGGCACGGCCTACACCGTCCGGGAGGCCCGGAAGCTGGATGACGGAGTGTTCTCGGAATTGCTGTTGCAGGCCCCGTAACTCACGCCTTTGCCCGCGCTCTGGCCCCTCCCCCGCCGCTAATCTGCTGCCATGGCTACCCGACGCGAAACCATCCTGGCGGCAGTCCGCACGGCGCTGATTGGCACCGCTGGCGTGGGCACGCGCATTTACCGCTCCCGGGTGGAGCCGGTGGCCCGGGCCGAGTCCCCCGCCGTGGTGGTGGAACCGCTGACGGATGAGGCGGACAACTCCGTGGTGCCCAAGCTGGATTGGCGGCTGATTGTCCGGATTGCGGTGATTGTCCGCGGCGTGGTCCCGGATCAGCAGGCGGATCCTGTTGTAGAGGACATCCACAAGAAGTTGCTGAGTGACGCCACGCTCACCGGGATGGTGACTGAAATAGTCCCTGTGCGCGTGACCTTCGATAGCATGGATGCAGACCAGCCGGCGGGCGTGGTGTTGATGGATTATTCCATCCGCTACCGCACCCAAGCGGCCGACCTCTCACTGACTTGAGGCGTAGCATGGTGGACGAACATCACGGCAAGGGCGGCACCTATACGGTCAACCCCAAGTCTGGCAAGCGCGAGCTGGTGGAAGGATCCCGCACGGAACCCGCCCCCGCTCAAGCAGTGCTGGAGGAGGAGGCCGCACCGGCCGCTGCCCCCAAGGCCGCCCAACCCAAGGCTCCAGAGCCTGCCCCCAACACCTCCACCGAGTCTTGAGGTAACCGGCGATGCCCCTCCTCTATAACAAGCGAGCTCTACTCGCCAAAACCGAGACCGTCTACGGTACGGACCCCACCCCCACCGGCGCGTCCAACGCGATCCTGGTGCGCAACCTGGAGATCCAGCCGATTGACGCTGAGCAGGTCAGCCGTGACCTGGTGCGTCCCTACCTGGGTGCCAGCGACATTCTGATCTCCAACGTCCGCAGCCGTGTCACCTTCGAGGTGGAGATGGCTGGGTCGGGGACTGCCGGAACCGCTCCCAAGTACGGCCCCATCCTGAAGGCTTGCGGAATGGCGGAGACCATCACCGCCAGCACCAAGGTCACCTACACCCCGGTGTCGGAGTCCTTCAGCTCCTGCACCATCTACGTCAACGTGGATGGCGTGAACCACAAGATCACCGGTTGCCGCGGCACGGTGAGCCTGAGCATGGCCGTGGGTCAGATCCCCGTCTATCAGTTCGAGCTGATGGGCGTGTACAACGGCCCCACCGACGTGAGCTTCTCGACCGTCTCCGCCAGCTACAGCGGCTTCCAGAACCCCCTGGTGTTCAACAATACCAACAGCTCCGCTTTCCAGTTCCACAGCTACGCAGCGGAGCTGCAAAGCCTGGAGCTGCAGGTGGGCATGGACATGGTGTACCGGGAGCTGGTCGGCAACACCAAGGAGGTGCTGCTCACCGACCGCGCCACCACTGGCACCGTCCAGTTTGATGCGGTGCTGATGGCCACCAAGAACTACTTCACGGCCGCCACCACCTCCGCCACCGGCAACTGCACCGTCACGCACGGCCTCGCCGCCGGCAACACGGTGAAGCTCACCGTACCGCGGGCTAACATCACGACCGTCAACTACGTCGAGCAGAACCGGGTGACCCAATACACCATCCCGTTCACTGCGCTCCCGTCCAACAACGGAACGGGTGACGACGAGTTCAGCATTGAGGTCTTCTAATGCCCTTCGTTCTGTCCCAGAGCGACTCCTACACCTGGCCGGTCGCCGTTGAGTTCCCCATCGACGGCGGCCGGTTTGAAAAGCAAACCTTTGACGCTCAGTTCAAGAGGATTTCCCAGCCCCGCATCCGCGAGATCTGGGACCTCATCCAGACCGGCGAGCTGGGCGATGACGACCTGTGCCATGAGGTGCTGGTCGGCTGGAGCGGCATCCAGGACGGCAAGGGCGGTGAAGTCCCCTACAGCGAGAAGGCCAAGACCGACTTGCTGGGCGTCCCGCTCGTTGCCAGTGCCCTGGTCACGGCCTGGTTGGACAGTCTGAACAAGGGCAAGCGAAAAAACTAACCGAGGCCGCTGAACACTGGGTCGGCGGCAGGGTAGAGGATCAGACGGCGGAAGACCTGGCGGTGTTCGGCATCCAGGTTGACCTCCCGGGCTCAGATGAGTTTGAGGTCTGGCCGGAAAACTGGGATGCGGTGGTCATGTGGAGCCGCATCCAAACCCAGTGGAGAGTGGGCGCCGCGGGAGCGATTGGCCTGGATTACTCCGTGCTGGCGTGGCTCTTTAGGATGTACGAAGTAGAGGACCCGCGCTCACTGCTGGAAGACCTTCAGGTCATGGAAGGCGCGGCGCTGGTGGCCATGAACAAGGACGACTGAGACCCATGGCTCTGAACTTCCCCGCGGCACTCAGGATCAACGCTGAGGTTCAAGGCAGCCAGAACCTCAGCGCCCTGGCGCGGTCCCTTCAGAGCCTCTCCGCTACGTCCAAGGTCGCCGAACGGGACCTGGACAAGATCTACAACGAGACCCGGAAGCTGAGCCAGGCGGCCGGCAACTCCATCTCCAGCATCAACAATCAGATCAAGGCGCTTCAGGCGCTCCGGAATGAGGCTGTCATCGGCAGCCGGCAGTTCAACTTCTACACCCAGCAGCTAAAGGGCCTGGATGCCCAGCTGGCCAAGGTCAACGCCCCCACCGGCGGAGGTGGCGGCGGTGGCGGCTTCATGGCCCTGGCGGGCGGCCTCAAGGGCCTGGCGGGCCTGGCGCTGGCCGGCGGCACGTTGCAGATCGTCCGCGGGATTTCAGATGCCGGCATGGAGGCGGAGTCGGCGCAGGTCCGGCTGAAGGCGCTGACGGACACCTACGGCGAGTACAACGCCGCAATGCAGACGGCGGAGCGCGTCCAACGGACCCTGCGGCTGGGCACGACTGAGGCCACTGACGGATTCGCCAAGCTCTACGCCGGCCTCCGCCCCACCGGCGTGAGCCTCAAGGAGATTGAGACCATCATGGTCGGCTTCGGCGCTGCGGCCCGCTCCAGCGGCGCCACGGCGCAAGAGACCGCCTCGGCCATGATCCAGCTGAAGCAGTCGCTGGTGTCCGGCCGGGCACAGGGCGACGAGCTCCGCTCCCTGTTGGAAAACGCCCCTGCCCTGGGTCAGGCGGTGGCGGAGCAGATGACCAAGATGGGCACCTTCGGCAAGGTGACCCGGATGCAGCTCAAGGAGCTGGGCTCGGAGGGCAAGATCAGCACCGACGTGCTGATTGAGGCGCTGAAGCAGCTGGGCGAAACGGAGCTGCCCAAGCTCAACAAGTCCTTTGATACCGGCCAGCAGGCCGTCACGGACTTTCAGAACGCCACCAAGGATCTCTACATCGAGATCAGCAAGCTGTTTGGCCCCACGGTGATCGCGGGCCTGAAGGGTCTGACGGCATTGCTCAAGGGCGGGGCCGATGCGTTGAAGGGATTCAACAAGCAAAACGACAGCATCAACCGCGCCAAGGAACAGGCTGCCAAGGAGACCCGCGAGAAGTTCCCCGGCCTGGAAGGGCAATTCCCTGTGACGCCCCGTGCGTCTGACTTCTATTGGACGCGCTCGCACCAGATCTTTGAAGAGAACAAGAGGGCGGAGGCGGACAAGCCGAACGCCGACCAGCTGAAGGCGCAGCGGGATGCGGAGGCAGAGCGCGAGGCAGCCCGGGCGGCAGCCCGCAAGCAGGCCATGGCGGATGAGGTCAAGATCCGCCAGGACGCCGAGGAGCGGCTCGCTGATGCTGCGGAGAACCATGCCCGGGAGCTGGCGGAGTTCCGCAAGCAGACCGCCAAGCAGGCCGCTGACATGGAGCGCGACCTGGGTGATCAGCGGCTCCAGATGGAGCGGAGCATTGGGGAGGCCCGTCGCCGGATCGCCGCCACCGAGAAGGACATGGCGCTGGAGAGCGAGAAGCAGCGCCGCGCAGCTCTGGGCCTGAGCACCGAGGCCATTGACTTCCAAAAGCAGCTCAACGATCAGACCCGCCGGTTCACGGAGGAGAACATCAAGATTGAGCAGCAGGCCAGTGACCGGAGCCGGGACCTGGCCCGCAAGCTGGAGGAGTTCAAGCTCCAGGTGTCGGACGGCATCGGACGGATACAGGAGGGCTACGCCCGCAAGGTCTCGGACATTCTCCAGGACGCCGGCAAGAAGCTGGCCGCCAGCATGGAGAAAGGCGCCAGCAACGCCGCGGCCACTCTCTCCTCCGCCGGCCCCGGCACCGCCACCCAGGGATCCGTCCCGGCCGGAACCCTCGGCACCGAGAAGCTGGTCCAGCTGGCCCGCTCCGCCGGCTTCAATTCCAATGACGCCGCGATCATGGCCGCCATCGCTATGGCGGAATCGGGCGGACGCTCCAGCGCCCACAACAACAACGCCGCCACTGGCGACAACAGCTACGGCCTGTGGCAGATCAACATGCTGGGCGGCATGGGTCCGGAGCGGCGTCGGCAGTTTGGAATCAACAGCGACCTTGAGCTGTTTGACCCCGCCACCAACGCCAACGCCGCCAAGGCCGTCTTCGGCTCTCAGGGCTTTGGTGCCTGGTCCGTCTACAAGTCTGGCGCCTACAAGCAGTACCTGCCTGCCGCGCAGGCGGCTGCGGCCGCCGGTGCCGCCTCCGGCACCCCATACCGCGTGGGCGACACCATCCCCGAATCCGCCACCCGCGCTCCTGCCCCGGGCAGCTTTAGCGGTGAGGCGGCCGGGATCATCGGCAGGCTCACCGGAGCGGTGGACAAGACGAAGGAGCTCAGTGAGACCGACAAGCGGGCGCAGCAAGAAGCCAACATCAACCAGCTCATCGCTGACCGGCAATCGGCGCTCACCCAGGTCACGTCCCAACTGGACGGCCAAACCAAGAGCATTGGCGACCAGCTCCGCGACCAGACCCGGCTTGGCGAGCTGATCCGCTCCGGTATCAACCCGGAGGTAGCCAAGGCACGCGTGGATGCGGAGAGCACGGCACGCACGGAGCTGGGCAAGCTGAACGTGCTCCGGGATCAGCTGACCCTGGATCTTCAGGGCAACACCCTGACGGAGGAGCAGCGCATCAAGATTGAGAAGATCCTGGCCGACACCATCCAGCGCCAGCAGGCGCAGAAGGGCATCGTGGATGGCGTGGCGCAGGAGACCCAGAAGCTGCAGCAGCTCACCGAGGCCCAGCAGCGGGCCAAGGCGCTGGCAGACGGCATCGCGGGAGCCATCGGTAACGGCCTCGGCTCCGCCATGGACGTGCTGATCAACGGCACGGAGAACTGGGGCAAGAGCCTCCGGGAGATCGGCGCCACCGTCCTGAAGGACATTGCCCGCCAGGTCTTGCAGATCATGGTCATCCAGCCCATCGTGAAGGGCATCTCGGCTGGCCTGGGCGGCCTCTTCAAGTTTGAGGACGGCGGCATCATGACCGCCGGTGGCCCGGTTCCGCTGCGCAAGTACGCATCCGGCGGCATTGCCAACAGCCCCCAGCTGGCGCTCTACGGCGAGGGCAGCCAGCCGGAGGCTTATGTCCCCCTCCCGGATGGTCGCCGGATCCCCGTAGCCATGAGCGGCAAGGGCGCCGGCGGCAGCAGCACCAACGTCACGGTGAACGTGGACGCCTCCGGCAACTCCCAGGTGAGTGGGAATGCCGGACAGGCGGACGCGCTGGGCCGTGCCGTCTCCCAGGCCGTGCAGAATGAGATCCTCCGCCAGAAGCGTCCTGGCGGCTTGCTGGCAGCCTGATCATGGCCACCTTCACCTACGTCCCCGAGTATCCGCCCACGGAGGTCAGCAAGCCCCGGGTGCGCAAAGTGCAGTTCGGTGACGGCTACGAGCAGCGGATCCGCTTTGGCCTGAACACTGACCTGAAGACCTGGCAGCTGACCTTCAAGGCCCGGGATGACGCCGAAACCACCGGCATCCGCAACTTCCTCCAGGCCCGGGCCGGCGTGGAGTCATTCACCTGGACCCCGCCGCTGTGGAGTGCGGTGGCGGGCCAGTACGTCTGTGATGAATGGCAGATCACGGCTGACGCCTACAACCTCAACACCATCACCGCCACCTTCCGGCAAGTGGCTGAGGCGGGCTGATGGCTGACCAGAAGATTGTCCAGGAGCTCCAGGGCCTCGCCCCCAGCGCCATCATCGAGCTGTTTGAGCTCCGCCTGGTGGCGGCGCTGCACGGCTCCAGTGACGTGTACCGGTTCCATGCCGGCGTGAACGGCAAGAGTGACGGCGGCAACATCATTTGGGCCGGTCAGACCTACTCCGCCTTCCCCGTGGAGGCGACGGGCTTTGAGTGGTCCGGCTCCGGTCAGCTCCCCAAGCCCAAGCTGGTGGTGGCGAACGTCATGGGCACGCTCACCGCCATTTTGCTGGCCGTGAACGCCATCACCCCGGGCAATGACCTCCTGGGCGCCAAGGTGATCCGCCGCCGGACGCTGGCCAAGTACCTGGATGCCGCCAATTTCACTGGCGGCAATGCTTCAGCGGACAGCACCGCCGAGTTCCCCGAGGAGATCTACTACATCAGCCGCAAGATCAGCGAGACCCGCGACGTGGTGGAGTTTGAGCTGGCGGCCACCTTTGACCTCCAGGGCGTCCGTGCGCCCAAGCGCAGGTGCATCAGCAACGTCTGCCAGTGGAACTACCGGGACGCCACCACCTGCGGCTACAACCGGGCCTCCTACTTCACCGCGGAAGACAAGACCATCCACACCGGCAGTGGCGCCCCGGACGGAGACCTGGGCGCCAACGGTGACTTTTACTACGACCTCGCCAACGACCTCTACTACGGCCCCAAGGCAGGCCCGTGGGGCAGCGGGGTGCCCAAGAGCAGTGTGCTGGACGTGGACGTGTGCGGCAAGACGCTGGACAGCTGTGACCTCCGCTTCGGGCCGGCACGGGTGACTGGGACCGTCACTCAAGGCAGCACCACCTTGGGCAGCCTCAGCACCACAGAGCTCAGCCGGATTGCGGTGGGCGACCCCATCCGCGGTCACGGCCTCCCCTCCAACGCCACAGTGGCCGGCAAGAGCAGCAGCTCGCTCACGCTCTCGGTGGCAGCCACCTCCGGCACCACCGTCACCAAGACCGGCACCGTTCTGGTGGCCGTGTCCGGCGTGGAAGACGGCACCACCATGACCGTCTCCAGCACCACAGGGCTGGTCCCGGGCATGGTCGTCAGCGGCGCCAACATCCCCTCCGGCACTCGCATCTCATCCATTGACGGCACCACGCTCACGCTCAGCATCTCTGAGAACACCGCACTGCGCGGAGCATCTGTCACCCGCACCGGTACGTTTGAGCGGAGCTACTTCGGCTACCGGATCAACCTGAGCGACACCAGCGGGATCGGAGTCGGGTCCATCGTCACCGGCGAGAAGATCCGGAAGGGAACCAAGGTTGAATCACTCAATGCCGGTAGCTACGTCATGATCAACAAGGAGCCGCAGGCGGATGACGGCGACCAGCTGACGGCCACGTTCTACACGGGCCTGGTCCCAACCTCCTCCACCTACACCTTCACCGGCTCCACCGCCTACACCGTCCGCCCCCGTGATCTGGCGTCGTATCCCTACGGTTCCTTCCCCGGCGTGGGAGGCTACGTGTGATCAGTGCTGCGGTGCAGGCTGCGGCGCTGGCTCACGCCAAGGCGGAGGACCCGCGTGAGGCGTGCGGCCTGGTTGCGGTGATCAAAGGCCGGGAGCGGTATGTCCCCTGCTCCAACCTGGCCGAGGGTGACGAGTTCTTCATCCTGGACCCGGACGACTGGGCCAGAACGGAGGATCGCGGTGAGATCCTGGCGGTGGTTCATAGCCACCCGCACACCCCGCCGGAACCCAGCACGGCAGACCGCGTGGCGTGTGAAGCGTCTGGGCTCCCGTGGTGGATCGTCAACCCGCGCACCGGTGAGTGGGGCGGCTGCCGTCCGGAGGGATACCAGGCTCCGCTCACGGGACGCTGCTGGGTGTGGGGCGTGACGGACTGCTGGACGCTGGCCCGCGACTGGTACGCCCGGGAGTTGGAGCTGGAGCTGCCCGACTTTGAGCGGCCGGCCAAGGCGGCTGACTTCCTGGCGGACCCCCTCTTTGACCAGTGCTGGCCGCAGGCGGGCTTCCGGGAGCTGACGGCAGCGGAGCAGCTCCGCCACGGTGACTTCCTGCTCATCTCCCTGGGATCCCCGGGCCTCAATCACTGCGCGGTCTACCTGGGTCAGCAGGAGATCCTCCACCACGTTGAGGGCCGGCTCAGCAGCCGCGATCAGCTGGGTGGCTGGCTCTTAGAATCGGTCGGGAGGAGGCTGCGCCATGCTTCGCAGGATTAAGCTCTACGGCCCACTGGCGAAGTTCATCGGAAAGCGGGAGCTCCAGGCCGATGTAGCTACCCCCGCCGAGGCAGTGCGCTTCCTGGTGGCCAACTGGCCGGAGCTGGAGAAGCACATGGCCGACCAGTTCTACAAGGTGGCTCTGGGCAAGGAGGAGCTGGAGATTGGAGACCACCCGGAGCAGCTCCACTACCCAGCTGGACAAAGTGACATTCGGATCATCCCCGTGGCCGCCGGCGCCGGCAAGATTGGGCGGATCCTGGCCGGCGTGGCGCTGATTGCGCTGACCATCGTGACGGGTGGCTTTGGCGGTGCGGCCATCGGCCTGTTTGGCGCCGGCACCATGACGGTCGCCAGCCTGGCGGTGGGAATTGGTGCCAGCCTGATCCTGGGAGGTGTGGCGGAGCTGCTGATGCCGGTGCCCAAGCCGCCAACCGTGGGGCGAGACTCGGAAGACGACCCCCGCAAGTCCTACAGCTTCAGCGGCATCCAGAACACCGCACGCAACGGCGTGCCGGTGCCCATCGTCTACGGGCAGACCTTGGTTGGTTCGGTTACGGTCAGCCAAGCTGTTGATGTGGCGGACATCTGATGCCTGAAACCGACAGAGACAATCTCAACAACACGTCCTACGCCGAGATCATTGACTTGATCTCGGAGGGTGAGATTGAGGGTTTTGCTACTCCCTCCGCCGCAGGGATGACCCGCGACACGGCTGAATACAACCTGGCGCTGCTGAAGGACATTTATCTCAACAACACGCAGATCCTCACGCAAACTGAAACGGTCCGGACCGGCACCTACACCCAATCTGGCGGCAACATTGTCGTCACCTTCGCCAACCACCGCTTCGCGGTAGGGCAAAAGATCAGCCTGTGGATCAACTCCGGCGCAGCGGCAGGTGCCGGGGAGCTCCGCACTGTCACGTCCGTCACCAGCAACACCTTCACCCTTGCAGCCAGCGGAGCCAGCACCGCCAGCGGCAGTTGCGCGTTTGTGCGCGGGAGCGCCTACAACTTCGTCGGCGCGACAGTCCGCACCCGCTACGGCACCCGCACTCAGCGGGTGATGGTGCTGCCCACCGGCAGCGGCTACGTCAGCAACGAGGTCCCGGTCAATGAGGTGATTGAGAGGGACTACCCCATCGTCCGGATGATCACGGACGAGAGCGTGGACACGGTGCGCGTCACCATCGCCGTCCCCCAGCTTCAGCAGTTTGACTCGGACGGGGACATTCGCGGGCAGAGCTTCCAGTTCGCCATTGATGTTCAGTACGACGGCGGGCCGTGGTCTTCAGTCCGCAACTCCCCTTTTACCGTCAAAGGCCGCACCGCGGACCTGTACCAGCGCGACTACATGATCACGCTGGATGAAGACGCCAACTATCCCGTTGGGATCCGCGTGCGCCGGCTCTCCGCAGATTCAACCAACCCCAAGTACATCAACGCCTTCACCTGGTCTTCCTACACCGAGATCACATCCCGGCGCCTCCGCTATCCGCACAGCGCACTGGTGGGGATGCGGGTGAATGCGGAGCAGTTCAACTCCATCCCGACCCGCGCCTACCTGATCCGCGGGCGGAAGATCAAGCTGCCGTCCAACGCTGAGGTCAACCTGTCCAGCGGCCGCGTGACCTATACGGGCGTGTGGGATGGGACCTTTGCCGCAGCCGAGCAGTGGTGCAGTGATCCGGCGTGGATCCTCTACGACCTCCTGCTGTCCAAGCGGTACGGGTTTGGGGATCACGTCACCGCCGCCAGCTTGGACAAGTGGGCGTTCTACTCCGCCAGCCAATACTGCAACGAGCTGGTCCCAACCGGCTTCGGCGGCACCGAGCCGCGCTTCAGCTGCAACGTCAACATCCAGACCTCGGAGGAGGCTTTCAAGCTCATCAACGACCTGTGCTCCGTCTTCCGGGCCATGCCGTACTGGAGCACCGGCGCCCTGACGCTGGGCCAGGACCGGCCAGCCAGCCCCGCCTACCTGTTCACGCTGGCGAACGTGGACGAGGCCGGTTTCACCTACACCGGCAGCGACACCCGCGTGCGCCCCACCGTGGCGTTGGTTTCCTACCTGGACCTGGACACCCGGGAGATTTCCTACGAGCAGGTGGAAGACCGCGCCGCGATTGCCAAGTACGGCGTCCAGACCACCCAGATTTCGGCGTTCGCCTGCACCTCCCGCGGCCAAGCAAACCGCATTGGTGAGTGGCTGCTGTACTCCGCGCAGTACGAGACCGAGGTGGTGAAGTTCACCGCCAGCATTGATGCCGGCACGGTGGTGCGTCCGGGGCAGATCATTGAGATAGCGGACCCGGTGCGGGCCGGCGTGCGCCGCGGCGGGCGTATTGCCGCGGCCACTACCACCACCATCACGGTGGACAGTGCCACGGACCTCCCCGGGAGCGGCGGGACCGTCTCCGTGATCATGAAGGACGGCACGGTGCAAAGCCGCACCATGACCGGCCGCAGTGGCACCGTCATCACCCTCAGCAGCGCACTGACCGCAGCACCAGGCGTCAACTCCGTCTGGGTCTACAGCGGCGGTGGTGCGCAGACCTCGCAGTGGCGGGTGATTGCGGTTGAGGAGGAGGACGGCCTGCGCTACGGCGTCACCGCACTCTCCTACAACGGCAGCAAGTACGCCTATGTGGAGCGGGACCGGCCGTTGGCGTTCCGCGATGTCACTCAGCTGGACCAGGTGCCGGCTGCTCCCACTGGCCTGAAGCTGTCTGAAACGCTCTACACCTACCAAGCAGAGGTGCGGGCGAAGGTGATTGCTAACTGGCAGCCGCGCTCCGGCGTGAACTACTACCGGGTGCGGTGGCGCAAGGGCAACGGCAACTGGAACACCGTCACCGTCCAAGGGCCTGACTACGAGATCCTGAACATCAGCCCAGGCGAGTTTGACCTGGAGATCTACAGCCTCAGCGCCACCGGCAAGGCGTCGTCCTCAGCCCTGACGGGGACCATCAATGCGCTGGGCAAGACCGCTCCACCCAGCAACGTCACCGGGCTGACGGCGGTGATCGACAAGGACCTGGGCGTGACGCTCAGCTGGACCCCGGTGACGGACCTGGACCTGAAGGACTACGAGATCAGGTCCGGCGGCAACAACTGGGAGGATTCCAGCTTCCTGGCCTACGTCAAGACCAGCCGCTATGTGCTGGGCCTGCTGGACCCGAGCACCACTGTCTACCGGGTCAAGGCACGGGACACCAGCAACGTGGTGAGCCAGACGGCCGCCAGCCGCACCGTGACCATCACTCCGCCTGGTGCTCCATCTGTCTCGTTCAGCATTGAGGATCCGGTCGCGGCCATCACCTGGACCACGCCCACCGGCAGCTACACCCCTGACTACTACGAGCTCCGCTACGGCGGGACCTTTGGCGCCGGCACGTCCGTGGCGCGGGTCTACGGCAACAGCTTCAACGTTCCAATCACCTGGACCGGTTCCCGGACGTTCTGGGTAGCAGGCGTGGACCCCGCTGGGAACACGGGCACTGCCGGATCAGTAGTGGTCGCCACCACGGCGGCCGCAGCCCCTTCTGTTTCTGCCGCGTTCTACGGCCGGACCTGCGCCCTGACCTGGAACCCGGTCAGCGGCAGCCTCCGGACGGTGTTCTACGAGATCCGGCAGGGAAGCACGTGGGCTGCCGCCACCAAGGTGGCCAAGATCAGCTCAGACGGCACCGGCTACTCCCTGGACGCCAGCTGGTCTGGCGCCCGGACGTTCTGGGTGGCGGCGGTGGATGCGGTGGGGAACTACGGCACCCCCGGCAGCGTGGTAGCGACCGTGGTGCCGGCTCCGGCGCCATCGCTGAGCACAGCCTTCAACGGCGGTGAGGTCCAGATCAGCTGGCAACCGGTGCGGGGCACGCTGGAGGTGGCCTACTACGAGGTACGCCGCGGCAGCACCTTCGCCACCGCCACGCTCCAGGGTCGGGTGAACGCCACCTACTTCGCCAAGATTGTGGACTGGGGCCAATCCGAGCGGTTCTGGGTGGTAGCCGTGGACATCAACGGCCTCTACAGCGGATCCTCCGGCTACGGCACGGAAGTGTCCGTCGACATTGTGGTTCCGGCTCCCAGTCAGCCGACGATCACGCAGCAGGTGGTGGACAACAACGTCCTACTGCGCTGGACCGACTGCACCACCGTGTTGCCGGTGAACACCTTTGAGCTCCGCCGGGGAGCAACCTGGGAGACTGCCGCGGTCATCGGCACCAAGTCCGGATTGTTCACGACCGTCTTTGAGACGGTGGCGGGCTCGTTCAAGTACTGGCTGGCGGCGATTGACACCGCAGGCAATTACGGCACTCCCGGAAGCGTCGTAGCCAGCGTCAACCATCCGCCCGACTACGTCCTGAAACTGGACCAGAACTCAACCTTCAGCGGCACCAAGGTCAACGCCAAGCTGGATGCGGGCATACTGACGCTGGGCCTGGATCTGACTGAGACGTATCAGGATCATTTCACCAGCCGGAGCTGGACCACTCCTCAGCAGCAGATCAACGCTGGGTTTCCTCGCTGGGTGATGCCGTCCACCACTTCTGCCTCCTACGAGGAGATCGTGGACTACGGCGCGGTGGTGCCATCCAGCAAGGTTGCTCAGGTCCTGACCAGCACCGTGGTGGCCGGGGCGTTCTCCGTGACGCCCAAGATCAGCGTGCGCAAGCTGACCACCGATGCGTGGACTGACTACGCCGGAGTGGATCAGGTCTACACCACTGATTTCCGCTACATCAAGTTCCGGTACGACTTCAGCAGTTCCGGCGGCGATGACTTGATGGAGCTGACCAGCCTGAACTACCGGCTGGACTCCAAGCTGCGGAACGACTTTGGAACGGCCACCGCGAACGCCGGTGATACAGGTGGAACCACGGTGAACTTCACCATCAACTTCGTTGACGTGGAAGCCATCAGCGTGACACCGTCCGGGACCGTCCCCAGGATCGCCATCTATGATTTCGTGGACGCCCCTAACCCGACGAGCTTCAAGGTGCTGCTCTTTGACACCAGCGGCAACCGCGTGAGCGGGGCGTTCAGCTGGAGCGCCCGAGGAGTCTAATGGCCAACTGGAGCAACCCCACCCTCACGTCGCTCTACACCGACTTCCTGACGGAACTGAAGGCGCGGGACGAGGACCTGGCTAAGCAGTTTGACGGCCAGACCGTCAGCAACTTGGCGACCGGGACGATCCGCTGGTCCAGTTCCGCGAACCGCTGGCAGAAGTGGACCGGCTCCGCCTGGGGTGAGCTCACCACCACCTATGCGCTGACCGGGCTCAGCACCACCGGCAACGCCAGTATTGGCGGCACGTTGACGGTGACCGGAGCGGCGGCACTGAACGGCGGCGGCACCAGCACCACCCCGGCCACGGCGGACAACACAACGGCCATCGCCACCACGGCCTACGTCAAGGCGCAGGGCTACGCCGCGCTGGCCTCCCCGACGTTCACGGGGACCCCGGCGGCGCCGACTGCGGCCGTAGGCACCAACACGACGCAGCTGGCGACATGCGCCTACGTCAACGCTGAGATCAGCAACGATGCCGTCCTGAAGACCGGCAGCACCATGACCGGTGCGCTCCAGGTTCCCTCCGGGACGGTGAGCGCCAACGGTATCCAGGTGGGCGCGGCCGGCACGGGCCTTTACAGCCCGGGCACGGGGATCCTGGCGCTGGCGGCAGATGGCACTGAGGTGCTGCGGGTCACGGCCGCTAACGGCCTGGCACTGGGCTCCACCGGCACCAACGTCAACGTTGGCTTCCGGCACACCAAGAACATCACCGGCGGCACCACGGCCTGGGCGCAACTGCTAGACGGCCTGGTCCAGACCGACGTGACCTCAGTTGCGGCCGGACTGGGCACCAGCATCGGCACGGCGGCCAGCACGGTCCTGACATCCCTGGTCCATTTCCAAGCCGCCACCGGGACCCTGGGCGCCAGCACTGTCATCACGAACCAGATTGGCTTCAGCGCCAGCAGCACGCTGGCCGGTGCGACGAACGACTACGGGTTCTACGGCGCCATCGGCGCCGGCACCGGCAACTGGAACTGCTACATGGTGGGCACCGCGCCCAACTACTTCGCCGGGCAGGTGCAGTTGGGCGCGGGCTCCGTCACGGCTCCGTCCCTGAGCACAAACGGTGACACCGACACCGGCATCTACTTTCCCGCGGCGGGCCTGCTGGGCTTCACCGTTGACGGTGCGATTGCGGGTGCGTTTGACTCCTTCGGCAACCTGCGGCTCTACAACGCAGTCGGCACGTTCTACACCAACATCACCAACGCCCCGACCGCCAACCGCACGCTGGCGCTACCGGACGGCAACGTGACGCTGGTAGCCGGCACGATGGTGCCCACCACCGGCACGGGCGCTACAGGCACCTGGGGGATCAGCATCTCGCAGAATGCGGCCACCGCGACCACGGCGACGAACTGCTCCAGGAGCGTAGTGGCCGGTAACGGTATGACAGGTGGTGGTGCTCTGACGGCTGACCGCACGGTCGCGTTGGGCACACCCGGCTCGATCACTGATGCATCCACCAACTCAGTTTCAGCCGACAGCCACACTCACGCGCTGGCGGAGAGCTCTGTTCGGCTCCTACTTGCTGATGGCACGACCAACGGCGTCGGAACCTACGCTTGGTGCGCCACGACAGCGGCGTCGGGTGCAAAAGCTCCAAACTCGACGATTGCCGGTTCAGCCATGCGCTACGCCGACGCCGAGGATGGAACTTTCCAAACCGCCGCCCCGAGCGGCACCTGGCGCTGCATGGGCGCCACTCGCGGCCCCGCTTCCAACTACGGCACCTTTGGCACCACCCTCTGGCTGCGCATCTCCTAACAGGATCACTCGATGACTTTCGACTATCGCAACCCGATCTACAACAGATTCGGAACTGTTGACTGTGAAATAAATCATCCGATCTATGGATGGATTCCATTCACTGCATCGCCCGAAGACTCAGAACAGCACGGCCGCGATCTTTATCAGAAGATCATCGCAGAGGCGGAGATTGCTCCTGCGATTGAGCCTTCTGATGCTGAGCTCGCAGCTGAGATTCGGGCTGGGCGTGATCGGCTTCTGGCGCAGTCAGATTGGACGCAGCTGCCAGATGTTCCGGTCGCCACAGCCAAAGCGTGGGCGACCTACCGGCAGCAGCTGCGGGACATCACCGCGCAGCCGACCTTCCCTCATAATGTGACCTTGCCTCAGCCGCCGCAACCCGAGATCACCAATGCCTGATCCCAAGCAGAAGCTCACCGAGTTGATTGAGGCGTATGCGGTAGCACGCGCCACCGGGAATGCCTTGCTGGTCCAGTCCGCCGGAGCGGGCCTGATTGGCTTCCTGGAGACCATCACCATCACCACCGACGTAGAGGTGGAACCGGCGGAGGCGGATGGCGGTCAAGGCTAAAACCGGCTCCTTGGGGCGGGTCCTGCACGTGGCGGGCCGCCCCAAGCGGACCCGCCAAGGTCGGTCCATCAACACACACCTCGGTGCAACATCCCGTAACCGGGCTAAGAAGAGGTACAGAGGCCAAGGCCGGTAGTGGACCACGAAAACCGCGAGAACTGGCGCAAGATCAAGGAGGCGCTGGAAGCCGCGGGCAAAACCGATAACTGGTACTACCGGCGTGCCGTTGCCATCCTCAACGGCCTGCCGGATCCTCTGGCTCACCCCTCGGTATGATCCAGGGATCGGGCAGCGGCCACATGGAGCGCGAAGTATCTCACGCTGAGATCTACCGGGAGCTGGGAGTGCTCCAGGGCAAGATGGACAGCCTGCTGCTCCATCGCACCAAGGACGAGCAGGACAAGACAGACGTGTTTCGCCGTCTGGGCATCCTGGAGAACCGCATGGCGCAGGTGCTGCTGATTGCGGTGCTGGCCAGCTTGATCCTCCCCTCCATCATTTCCTTCATCACAGAGCGGACCCGCCTGGAGCTGCATCAGGCCCCGGCTCCCGCTTTGACGCCATCTCGATAACCTGGGGGCACCCGAGCCAGCCCGATGGACCGCTTTGCTGACTACATCGCTTTGATCGTTGCCATTCACGGTGTGGCCGTGGTGATCGTCAACATGACGCCCACCCCCAAGGACAACGAGGCGCTGACCACCTACACCAGGCTGGGCGTGAAGCTGTACCGGGCGCTGGAGATCCTGGCCGGCATCATCACCCCCCTGGCTAAGCGATGAGCGCCCGCCTCACCGAGTACGTCAAGCACACCAACCTGGCCCTGGCGCATCACCTGGCGTTCTGGAACCGGGTGGAGCAGCTCCTGCCGCCGGACGCGCTGAAGGATGGCGGTGAGCTCCGCTCCATGTGGCTGGCGGCCGCTCCCCCCAAGACCCCGCTGAGCCTGGAACCGGGGCTGAAGCTGATCCGGGAGTTTGAGGGCTGCGAGCTGGAGGCTTACGACGACGGCGTGGGCGTCTGGACCATCGGCTGGGGCAACACCCGCCACATTGACGGCACCCCGGTCAAGAAGGGCGACAAGATCAGCCGGGAGCTGGCGGACGAGATGCTGTCCGCCACGGTGGAGCATCAGGTCATCCCGGCGCTGTCCAAGAGCATCCCCTACTGGGCGGAGATGAGCGCCAACCAGCGCGGTGCCCTGACCTCCTTTGCCTACAACCTGGGCTGGCATTTCTACGGGCGGGAGGACTTCAAGACCATCTCTGCCGCGCTGCGTGAGAGGCGGTGGAAGGATGTGCCGGCGGCCATGATGCTCTACCGCAACCCCGGCTCCAACGTGGAGGCTGGCCTGAAGCGGCGGAGGGCGGCGGAGGGCAACCTGTGGGCGTCCGGCATCCAGCAGCAGCAGGGCGGCGTCCGATTCACCCCCTCCTCCCCGTTCAGCACCCGGGTCACCCCGCACATCACCTACGGCGAGTTTGCGCTGGGCCAGGAGGCGCGGCGCTTCACCGCTCAGCATCAGTGCGACACCGCGGTGGAGCTGGCGGAGTTCATGGAGCGTGCGCGGCGCGAGTTCGGCGGCAAGGCCGTGCAGATCACCTCCGGCTACCGTCCCGCAGCCATCAACCGCTCCGTGGGTGGCGCCAGTGGCTCCGAGCACCTCTACGACGCTCCCGGAGTGGGAGCGGTGGACTTCCTGATTGACGGCGTGGACATCTACACGCTTCAGGCATGGTGCGATAAGTTCTGGCCGTACAGCCTGGGATACGGCGCCCCCAAGGGCTTCGTCCACCTGGGCATCCGCAATGGTCGCCCCAGGGTGCGCTGGGACTACTGATGAACATGCGTGCGGTAGCCCGGGAGATCGCCCCGGGCCTGACCCAGCTGATCCGGCTGGACAGCGGAGTGACGGTGTGGATGGCCACGCGCACTCCAGAGGTACTCTTCACCTACGACGAGCAGCACGCCCGACGCTGGCTGGCGGCTCCCCCCTCTCACCCCAAGGCATGATCCTTCCTGACCACGAGATCCGCCGCCTGTGCCTTCAACACAGCCTGGTGAAGCCGTTCCGCGAGGAGCTCCTGAACCCGGCCTCGCTGGATCTGACCCTCGGGGAGCGTCTGCTGGTGGAGCAGGAGGAGCACGAGTGTCTCCAGATCCACAGCATTGCTGACCGGACTGCTGACGACCCGTTCCTGCTGATGCCCGGGCAATTCGTCCTGGCGGAGACTGCTGAGACCTTCAACCTGCCCAACCACGTGGCGGGGCAGTTCGTGCTCAAATCCAGCCGTGCGCGGGAGGGCCTGGAGCACCTCCTGGCTGGGTACTGCGACCCCGGGTGGAACGGCAGCCGGCTCACCCTGGAGCTCCAGAACGCCAGGCGCTACCACCCCGTCCGGCTGTGGCCGGGGATGAAGATTGGCCAGATGGTGTTCCACCTGATCTCCGGCGAGGTTGAGCGGAGCTACGCCGTCACCGGCCGGTACAACGGGGATGGAGCCGTCACCGCCAGCAAGGGCTGAGGTGATCAACCGAGTGGTCTTAGCGGCGTGCGCGGCCGCGGCCTCGGTGATGAGGTGTGCGTAGCGGTTGGTGGTGGCGGCGCTGGTGTGACCCAGCAGCTGCCCCACGGCCGGCAGGTTGAGTCCGCCGTAGCTGATGGCGTAGGAGGCGAAGCTATGGCGCAGGTCATGGACACGCAGGTTCTTGATCTGCGCGACCTCGAGGACCTGAAGCCAGAGCCGGCGGTAGCCGTTGAAGGGCTTGGTGGGATCCTGACCGGGAATGATCCAGGGGCTGTCCGAGAACTGACGCAGCTGGATCAGCAGGTCAATGGCCTCCGGCGGCAGGTGGATGGTGCGGTGCTCCCCCGTGCGGCCTCCCGTCTTGTGGTGCTCCGGCGGGATGGCAATGACCCCGGCGTCCATCTCCACCCATTCCCACCGGCATTCCATGATCTCGCGGAGCCTGGCGCCGGTGAAAAGCAGAAGGCGCACGAGGCACGCGAAAAGCCACCGCTGAGGCGTGTTGACCCACTGGTCCAGGGCTTGGCCTAGGCGAACGATTTCAGCGGGCCGGAGGTAGCGCCGACGCGCCTTGTCCTGCTTCACCTTCACCAGCCGGCAGGGATTGGTGTGTTGCGGCCGCAGGCCCCAGAGCTCCGCCTGGTTGAAGGCGGCGCTGAGCATCATGCGGATCTTGGTGATGTTGAACTCGGTGCCTCCCGTCTCGCGCTTGTGCGCCAGCAGGTCCGCAATGTGCGCCGGCGTGACCTCCGGCACCCGCAGCGCCCCCATGAAGGGCAGGACGTGGAGGCGCCAGATGACCTCGTAGTTGGCCTGGGTGCCCTTGGCGAGCGTGGGGTAGTGCCGCCGCTCCAGGAGCTCCTGAAACTCGCGCAGCGTGGGGCTGTTGCGCAGCTGCTGGCGGGCGGTGGTGAGATCCTCCCCCTTGGCCGCGGCACCCAGGATGACGTGCGCCTGCTCCCGGGCCAGCTCCGGCGCAATCACGTCTGCCCGTCCGATCTTGTGCTGCCGCTCCTTGCCGCTGGGCAGGTCATAGCGCAGGTACCAGGTCTTCACTCCGGAGGGCAGGACCAGCACGCCGAGTCCGGGCACCTTGCCGTCCCGCAGCCAGTATTTCTTGGAGCTGGGCCTGGCATTGGCGATGGTTGGTTTGGTCAGTGAAGGCTTCTGCTGCATGGTGGTTTCCGTTCCCGCTGCATTCCCGCTGATTTCCCGAAGGAGCCGGGACTATCGCTGAAGATGCGTGAAAAGGAAACCAGGCGAAGCCACTGAGATTCAACAGAACCGGGAACCGGCGTGAACATCCGGGATCCCCCGGGATACTGCTGAATACCGGGGAACAAGGTGAAGGTGGACGGCCATGCGGAGGAGGTTTTGGCCGCAGTTTCAATGGCTTAGCTCCTCCACCATTCCCCCGAATCAGCTCATTCCCGCTGTATTCCCGCTGCCTTGCCGCCGGCCTCTGCCGGATCCCACAGCTGCTCCATCTCCCATTCATCCAGCGCATGGGTCTCTGCCCAGTGCTGCGCGGCGATGTGCGTTGGGAAGGGTCCCACGTGCCAGGAGCCGCGGCTGTCGGCTGGGCGGTGGACGGTGAGGTAGTAGGTCATGGCGGAATGGTGACGGTGGCTACGATGTGAGGGCCAGGCCGGGGAGGCATGGACCAGTCAGAACCGGCTCCCCTGGATCTCAGGCGCAACACCTACCTCATTGAGATTGAGGCGAAGGTGCTGGTGCGGAGCTCCCGGGACCCTGAGCAGCTTTGCGCGGACATCTGTTCGCGCATCAGCGAACACGTCGGACGGGATGAGGACATCCTGGATCTGGGCGTGGAAGCGTACACATTGCATGACGGTTCTTGTGGATCATCAGATTGACGGTTCGGAGCTGATCCACAAGCGGACAACCAAGACCCGGTTCCGCAAGGGCATCTTTGAGGCGTGGGGTGGAGAGTGCTGCTACTGCGGCAAGCCGGCCGACACGCTGGATCATGTGAACCCCAAGCTGAAGGGTGGACTGACGGTGCGGGAGAACCTGGTGCCGGCGTGCGCTCCGTGCAACCGGGCCAAGGGGCACCTGGAGGTGTTCGGCTGGTGGCGGAACTCGGGCCACTGGGACCCCATGCAGCAGCAGCGGCTGATTAACTGGCTGTTGAAGGACGGCAAGCAGCACTAAGGCGCTACGCTGACGGTCCAGTTGTTTCTTAACCGCTGGGCGTCCGTAGCTGGCCGGCTGCGGTGAGGCTGACACCGCGTGAGGACCAGCCACCGGCCAACCCATTCACGGCAGGATCCGGCTGAACACCCACAGCGCGATCAGGCACGTCGCCCAATACTCCAGCACCAACGCCAGCACGTCACGCAGCATTACTGGGCTAGCAGGTGATCCAGGTAGAGCTCCGCTTGCCACAGGTCGCTGGAGTAGCGGCACATGCCCTGGGCGCAGGAGCGGTAGTAGAGCTCCCCTCCGTCAGCCGGCTCCAGCGTCTCAATGAAGCCGCCGTCCCGGTCCGTGCGGGAGATGACCACCGGCTCCGTCATGGCCACAGCAGGATCCAGGTGAGTTTGAGCGCGACCCGCAGCCGGGTGGCGAAGGACAGCTGGCCGCGGCCAATGTCCAGCAGGCCCCAGAAGTGCGCAGGCGCCAAGCGAATCCGCTGGCGGAGCGGCAGTTCAAACATGCTCATGCCCGCAGATTAGCGAGCCGTCCCGTTCAATCGGTCCGCTACCAGCTGGGCGTACCCGGCGATGTCATGCCAGGAATCGGCGTAGTCCGGGTCACCGTTGATGATCCGGCCGATCTTGTGGCAGATCATCTCCAGGGCCTCCTGCTGGTCGTCCGCCAGGGTGCGGTTGCGGATCTCCAGCTGGTCACGGATCACCCCTTTCAGCTCCTGCGTCACCAGAGCGTGGCCGATGAAGGTGCCGTAGCGGCTCCCCCGCTCCTCCAGCGTGGCGGTGAGGTCAGTCGTCATGGAAGGCTGCCTCAGCGATGACGGGGAACAACTCGGTGAAGATCTCGCGGCAGGCCTGGGCGACCTGACGGTGCTCCAGTTGGGTGCCCGGGTCCGTCCGCACATTGATGTAGTGAATCCAGGAGCGCAGGGTGCCGTGCATGTAGAGAGTGGTGGGCGTACACAGCGGCAGGATCCGGCGTGCGGTCTCCCGGGCCACTCCCTGGCGCAGGAGCTCCCAGTAGAGCTCATAGGCACCGTTGATCACCCGGTCCGCGGCGCTGTGCATGACCCGCTGCACCTCCAGGTCCAGGTCGTCATGGCTGGCCTGGCGGTTGGCCTCATCCTGCCTCCGGAAGGCCGGCACCTGTGCCCGGGAGCTCCGGGCATAGCGGGTGCTGAACTCCTGGAAGCTGAACGAGCGGTGGCGGAGGATCTGGGCCGCGATGTCCCGCTCCGTTGAGATCTCCACGCACATGGAGGCCATCTCAAACGGGCTCCAGTGCTCATGGCGGATGAGGTAGCGGAGCAGCTTGGGAGCGGTCTCCTGGTTGTCCTGGTTGGTTGGGTTGGACACCCGGGCCATCTTGACGATCAACCGCTCAGCGTCTGGCGTGGCGTGGATCAACGTGACGCTCACGCCCACCTCCCCAGGAGGTACTTGCGACAGACGGCGATGGCGGCTTTGGCCTGAGGCTCGGTCATCACGGATTGCGTCTCATCTATCCCGGTCATCACGTCCGCCAGCAGCTGCTGGTAGTCGGTGTCGCGGAAGTTGGCTGCCAGCTCCCGGGCGAACTCCTCCCACAAGCCGGTGTAGGTGCAGCGGAGCGGGTGACCGTAAGGCAGCTGGTCCCGACCGGAGTGCTGGTAGAGCGACTCCAGCATGTCAGCGCGTTGCTGATCCAGTTGGAATGACTTCATTGGCGTGAATACGGGCGAACTCAAGGGCCTCAGAACGGGTGCCCAGTGCCGGACCCCACCAGACGGTAGAACCATCAAACACCCAGGGTCTGTGCCAGGTGTCGGGTCCCCAGATGAGCTGGTGGGAGCCGTAACAGGGATGGCGTTGACCGGCGTAGATGCCGGCCTCAGCGCGAATCATGGAGCTGGGAGATGGCGTGGAGGATGGCGACGCACTCACGGTGCTCCGCCGAACGCACGTCAAGGTCCTGCTGGCGCAGTTTGATGATGGCGCGGATGCGCTCCCGCTCGTGCTGTGCTCCGGCAGAGAACTGACCGGAGTCGGAGATCAGTGCTTCAAGGCGTCGGCGGGTGGCGTCCATCATTGATGTGCGGTGGTGGGTTCCTCAGGGTTGATCCACTCAATCTCGTCCCAGAAGGGCAGCCAGGAGTGGAAGGTCTCAAGGCGGGCTTCTGCGAGGGTCCGTGCCCACACGCACTCAATGACGTTGGCGGAGCGGATCTGGAAGTAGAAGCGGCGTGGTGTCACCGGCGAACCTCCTGCTGAGTGCCGGAGTGAGTGACGGTGGGCTGGTTGCCAGCTTCGACGCCAATCATGGCGAAGACGGAAGCAGCGATCAGCAGGCAGATGGCGTTGTTGATGCGGTCAATCACTTGGATACCTCAGGGCAGAGAGACACGACCAAGCGGCCAGCAGCTATCGCGTCTGTGCTGACCTGCTTGCCGTTGTAGTCAACCTTGATGGACTCGCGGGTGCTGGACCAGGCTTCGTCCATGGCGACCCGGCGGGCCTGGGACGTGTCAACACCCATGTTGCGGAGCTCGCAGTACCTGGTGGCGTAGATGCTGGGGTAGAAGGATTGTGCGGAGGCGGGGATGGCGGTCGCCAGCGTCAGAGCCGCAGCGGTCAGGAGTTTGGTCATTCGGGTTGAGGTGAGCGGAGTGACCGGGATTGGGCGCGGCTCCCGGTGGCCGCGGCCGCTCAGGCCAGGAGATCCAGGCCGTTGGCGTTGAGCCAGGAGGGCACCTGGGACTGGAGGCTCAGGCCGTCACGCAGCATGGCGGCGACGAGCTGAGCGGCCTGCCAGGGAGTGGCGCGGCGGAGCGCCATGGAGAGGGTGCCGCCGATCCGGCCGGTGGTGTCGGCGTAGCGCACACCCTGGGCAAGCAGCTGGACGGTGAAGTCGCTGCTGAAGTCCCCGAGGATGACGAGCTGGGAGTTAGCCTGCTCGGCCTGCTTGCGGGGCAGCCGGTCGGCTGCGGAGAGGGTGCTGAGGACCGCGGTGGCGGTTTGCATTTGAGTGGCGGGCTCTGGCCCGCTGAGTGGAGCTCTCCGCCCCGGTGAACCTACTTTAACCCCAGCGGAAGGAACCGGCGCCGCTTTCAGGGCCGGTTCGTCAACCGGCTGAGCGGAGTGGGATCAAAGTGCAGGTCCCGCTCCACCTTCAGCCCGAAGGGTCCGGTGAGGTTCTCCAGCTCCGGGAGATGGAAGTAGCCGAGCTCCTCCTCCAGTCCCTGGACCAGCCCGAAGCATTCCCCCGTGGCCGGGTCCATCTCCGTGACGTACCAGGTCCAGTTGCTCCAGGGTGTAAACAACTTGAGGTGAGCGATGGCCTCCATGCCCTTGCCGTCTTGGCCGTAGAGCGGAGGCAGCTTGGCGGCGATGGCCTTGGTGATCAGCTTCATGGGAATGGGTTGCTCCAGGTGAAGGCTTGGCGGTCGGTGATCTGTTTGCTGCGGTGAAGGCTGTCCACGAAGTCACACCAGGCGCACCGTTTGGCGGTGGGATCGTTCCGGATGCCCGTGGCGCTCCATTCCTCCAGGAACACCGCGACAGCTTGGCGCTTAGTCATCGGCAGGGCTCCAGGTTCATGGCGTTGACGGCGGAGCTGGACCCGTCATCCCAGGCCACGCGGACCAGCAGGATGCTGCCGAGCGGTTCTTGGCCGGTGACGGTGCCCCGGGCGAAGGGTCCGTAGGACGTGGGCGCCACCGGGCCGGTGTATTGGCAGGTGGATTGGAGGAATGCCTTGTTGAACCGGCAGCGGACGCCGGGGAGGAGTTTGGTGGCGGTGGTGGTGGTCATTTGGGATCCGGGATCAGGAAGTCGTAGGTGAGGCAGTCGCACGCCAGCACCCCGTATGGGCGGGCGTCGTGGTGGGTGATGAACTCCGGCTCATCGGAGCAGCTGACTGGGCCTGGGAGGTTCTCGCCGGTCATCACCGCCATCAGCTGGCGTTCGTCTTCATCCTCCAGGCCGGTGAAGTCGCCATTGATCAGCGCCGAAGCCCAGTGGGCCGGCAGGGTGTATTGGATCAGGTTCATGGGTATGGATTCCTAAGTGGCGGCGGACCATAGCCCGGTCCTGCCGCCTGGGGAATGGATCAGACCAGCTGGACCCAGTAGCAGGGGCCGTAGCCAGGAGCGGTGTCTGTGTCCTCGTGGCTGATCACGAGTCCCTTGGCGATCAGGGCGCCAAGCACGCCGGCGGCGACGTGGCTGTTGTTGAAGGGCTCAAGCTCGTGGAGCCAGCCGCAGCCGGGCTCGTCCATGCCTTCAGCGATGGAGGCCAGCAGCGCGGCTTCCTTGTCGGTGAGCTGGGTGGTGGTCATGGGTCTTTGGGGTGGGGTGAGCGGTGCCGGGATGGGCTCCCGGCGGGCCGTGGATCAGAGGTCTTTGGAGGTGATCAGGGCGTTGATCATTTGATCCCAGGCGGCGATGGCCTCAGCGTTCTCAGGGAACCGACCGGCCATCAGGCTGACGGCATCGCGCAGGGTCAGCAGCTCTGCGTTCTCTTGGATGGTGTGGAGCAGTTCAAGGCGGGTCATGGGTCTTTGGGGTGGGTGGAGGTCTCTCGCCCCCGGTGAACCTACTTTAACCCCCGGGGAGAGAACCGGCGCCGCTTTCGGGTCCGGTTTGCGGATCGGCCCCCACTCCCAGGAGCTCCGCCAGACGGGTGGAGGGCACCCGCTCACCGTCGACCCAGAACCGCACCTGGCCCTGGACGAACCGGGCCAGCAGCTCCCGCTCATTCACGGTCCACCGGAGTGAGGTGTGGTGAGGCAGTCCCAGCAGCCAGAGCGCATCCGAGCGGCTCCGGCAGTGGTTGCCCATCCGGCGCACCACCTTGCGCAGGTGGCCGCGGCTGGTGACGGTGAGCTTCATCAGATGTGGTAGGTGAACAATCCGGCGAACCAGTCCAGGGCGTCCTGCTGCTCCTCCGTCAGGCTCGGGACCCGGAGGTCATTCACCAGCAGGTCCACGGCCTCCGGCTCAAACATTCCATCCAGCTCCCCGACTACCTCCACGGTGGGGCCGTTGCCGCCCACCAGGAGCCGGAACTCATCCGGCATCATCGGTGCCCCGGGGCCGGTCCACCCGGAGCGGACGGCGATGGAGTAGCAAAGTGCCCGGGTGGCCTCTTCAATGTCATCCCGGCTCACGTCGTAGTCGCAGCCCAGCAGGGCATCCCGGTGAGCCTGGACCAGGGTGTGTAGCCAGGCTTGCGCGTCATCCATGGATCAGCGGGCAGAGAAGATGGGCCAGTGCTTGGAAGCTGCCATGCGGCGCATCCCAGCGGCGCTGGTGGCGGGCACCTCCTCGCACACCAGGATCTTGCCATTGCGGAGCTTCACGAAGTCATAGGTGTCATCACCTGAGACGGTGTAGCGGTACTCGGTGTTGTTGGGAGCGGAGATGGTGAAGTCGGTCATGGGTCCGTTGCGGATGAACAGATCTTAACCCGGGGAGAGATCAGCGGCGCCTCTCCCGGGTCCGGTTCGTCAGCCGGCCGCGTCAGCGGCGTGGGTTGCCCAGTCCATCAGGTACGCATGAAGCTCGCGCAGCTTGGTGAATGCCTCCTCCCGCTCGGCCCGGGCAGAGCTCCAGGCCGCATCGCCCTGTGGGTAGAAGTCACGGGCGTTGCAGGTGGCCTGGGCCAGGGCCTCCGTGGCAGCGGTGATGGCCTTGGCGGCTGCCCAATACTCATCCATCAGGGTGCTGGCGCCGGTGCCGTTGAGGTGGATGGTGGGAAGGGTGGTCATGGGTCCGGTGGGGTGAGGTGAGCGGAGCGGATCAGGCGGCGAGCAGCTGGCGCTCAAGGTCGGCGGCCTCGGTCACCAGGGCGAGGTACTGCTGGAGCATCACCTCGCGGGTCTCGGGCTCGTTGCTGAACTGAGCGATCAGGCCAGCCAGGTTGCTTTGAGCTTGGCGGTTGAAGCGGAGGCGGGCTTGAAGGGTCATGGGTCCGTTGCGCGTGAAACTATCTTAACCCCCGCGGAGATCAGCGGCGCCGGTTCCGGGTCCGGTTTGTGAATCGGCCCCTCAGTGCGGTCCCGCTTCCCACTCCGCCAACCTGGCCTTCACGTTCTCCAGCTCCCACTCCGCCTCCGCCAGCCGGCGGTTCAGCTCATGGATCGCAGCCGTGGCCTGGTTGCACCAGTCCTGTAGGTCCTGTTCGTATTCAGTCATGGCCCTGGATCAAAGGTGGAACATTCAGACGCAAAGGTGCCCCCGGCTTCAGGTATCTCCAACCCGCAGCCGTCCGGACCCCAGTGCTTGCACTCCGTGCAGTAGGAGCTGGTCCCGGCTCCCACCAGGCCCCGAATCCGCTCACGGGTCGCCCGGAGCTCCTTGAGCTCATCCAGCAGCTCACGCTTCACCTCGTAGACCGTGGTGATGTGGCCGCAGTTGGAGCACCTCCGGCGGATCCTCCGGGCATCACCTCCCATGGTGGGGTGGCTCTCAGTGGAGTTGAACCTGGGGTAGCGGCACACCGGGCAGCTCACTCCACCTCCTCAAGCTGCTGGGCCAGCTCCAGCAGCGCGTCAGCGGAGATGAAGGCACCGGCCTCCCCTTGGTACTTGGTGGCGTTGGCGACGGCAGCCCGCAGCGTGGCCGCGGCTCCCCGGGCGGCACGGTTGGATGAGATCCGGCCGATGCCCATCATGGCGGCGGCCGTCACCTCACGGATGGCGGTGTTCATGTGTTCAGGGTGCGGTAGATCAAGGCCAGCAGGATGACGCTGAGCAGCGCAGCGCAGCTCAGGTAGAGGGCTTCAGGGAATGTCATGGGCCAGGACAGCACGGGCAAAGCGCAGCAGCGCAGCGTTGGCCGGGGCGGTGGACTCCTCCAGCGGCACGCGGTCCGGGTGGCAGGCGGCAGCCAGGCGGATCCCAGACAGCAGTCCGGTAACGTGAGCGATCTCCAGCAGCCGCTCGTCGGTGAGGTCAGGCATCGCCACCCTCCATGTGGGCTGCCGCCTGCTCAGCCCACCTCAGTAGGTCACCGACCCGAACGAGCTGCTCGCCGGTGTCTGTCACGCGCCAGTGGACGGAGGCGGTATCGCGCAGGGCCTGGTTGATCACCTCGCGGATCAGGTCGGCTCTGGCTTTGTTGAAAAGCTGGCGTTTAAGCTGATCCTCGACAGAGGCCGGCTCCCTGTCGTCGGACACAGCCGGTTCATCTGAACTATCTGGAGATCCTGGATAGTTGCCCCAGCGGGCAAGAACGGCGCGGGCGAATTGAAAAGCGCCTTGCTCTTCACTTGTATCCCAACTGTCGTGCCACAGTTCGCGCAGATCTTCATCCATGGGCGGCACCAGCTGGGTCCGGCAGGCGGCTAGGTGTTCCGCGACGGCGGCTGCCATGGCGGCCTGCTGCTCGTGTGTGAACTCAAGCATTGGCACCCTCCAGCTCGGCAGCGATGGCTAGGAGCTTGGCGCGGATGTCTCCATTGCGCAGGATCTTTCCGTCAGCCATGCCCTCGGCATAGCGGTCTCCGTCCTTTCGAGGCGGGTCGTAGAACTCTGAGGTCACCTGATCCGCAGCAGTGCGAAGGGCAGCGGCGATGGCAATCAGATCGTCATCGACATGGCTATGCCCCATTGGAGCCTTGAGAAAGGCATCCAGAACAGCCCGTGCAGCGGGGCTCAGTGGGGTGGGGTTAGTCATAGGTTGCGGGGTGGTAGGCCGATCCACACGGTGTGCAATTCGTCGCAGGCACGTTTTAGTCTTTGCGTATCAAACCAATAGTCAAAAAATGTCTCATAAGTGTTGGCGTTAATCTCTCTGATGATGATTGTTTTTTGGTGTTTGTGATAAGTGGCCATGGTGAATAGTGGTTAATTAGGAAGCTGCTCCAGGGCGCGGCGGATGGTGTTGTAGGTGTTCTGTTTATCCTTGGGGTCAGGGTTGCCGTAGATGTAAGTATCAAGTGCGTTGTAAGCCTGCTCCTTCAGGCTCGGCGGCTGGGGGCGGCGGGCGGCATGGAGACGTTGAGGCATAGGCCAGCCGTCTTCTCCCTCCAGCCACTCACAGCACGCCTCCAGCTCCTGATCAGCGCCCCAGCGGGCGGCCTCAGTTGCCAGCATCTGCAACCGATTGGTGGTGACCGTCACGACCGCCATCTTTGTAATCGGGGTGACGACCTCAGGGGTTTTGAGCCACTGATCGAGCAGCTCGGGCGGCGGGGTGATCGGGTGTTGTTCAGTCATGGTTCTTGGTGGATGACTTCTCGCTTGATTGGATTGGCGTCTGCCTGGCGCAGCTCATGGATCTGCCCCTTGGCGGCCTTGAGGCTGAGGAAGCAGCCAGCGTCCTCCCACCACCACAGCACTCGCCTCTCGACCTGATAGATGGGCATCGCTGGGTTCACGCAGCTGGGTCGCCGGATGATGCGGTAGCGAGTGCTCACGGCTTCACCATCCCGCAGAACATGAAGCGGCTTGGGTTCTCTGGGTCCTGGAGGTAGTTGCCGTAGGTCAGTCCCTCCGGGCCGAAGATCGGCATCTGGAGCCGCGGGGAGCTCCCGTAGTGCCAGCGCACCTCGCGGCCGTCAGCCGGGCCGCCAATCAGGTAAATCACGCTCATCCCCGCACCCTCCACACCGGCTGCCGGCGGGCGTGGCTGCGTGGGTCCCGGGACTTGCTCAGCCGGCCGGTGTCGGTGATCACTCCGGCGCTCACAAGGCTGTGCGTCAGCCCACCCCAGGCGTTGGGGTGGTGCGGCGTGATGCCGTGCTCCTCGCACAGCAGCCGCCAATCCTCCGCCAGCACCTCCTGCCCTGCCAGGCACTCCTGGATCAGGCCGGTGGCGGCGTCTTGCCACCGGCCACCAGCGGCCTCCAGTACCTGCGCGATGCCTTGATCACGCAGGGCCTCCCCTTGCTCAAATAACGGTCCAAGGCTCATGCGGCCTCCACCGTGGCGCTGGGCCAGCGGTTCTGTGCATAGCGGAGCGCCTCCCGTTGGCTGGGAGCCGGCAGGGTGATCAGCATGGGTCGTTCGTTGGGTCGGCGCACTCTCAGCCGGTACGGGCGGGTGCGTTGGTCGCGGTGTGGACGGCTGATGCCGTCGCCCAGGTTCGGCTGTTCGATGTTGAACCAAGTCAGGACGACGGCGAAGTCGGTCTTGCGTTCGTTGGAGGGCATTGTTCAAGGATCAGGCGGGCGTACTCCAGGACAGGATCGGTGCCGCGGGTGGTGGCGCGGAACAACGCCACGTCCCACAGCTCATGCAGTTGCTCATCGGTGGGGTCCATCAGCGCGATGCGCGGTACGACCGTTCTAAGGATTTCCGGGTGTCTTGGCTCACCGTCTTGCGGATAACCCACGCCACCGGCTCCTCGGCAGCGCGAACCAGGATCCCCTCCACCCGTGGCGAGCGGATCAACAGCTGGACCAGCAGGGCCTCATACCAGCGGAGGAACTGCCGTGGCTTCACAGCACCACCTCCCGCCGCTCCGTCGGCGTGGTCCAGAAGTATTCATCCTCCCCACCCAGCCGTCCCCACTTGGGAGCGTGCTCCACGTTGAAGTAACGGGTGCTGACCTTGAAATCGGGCGTCAGGAGCTCCTCCGGCGTGAGTGAGCTGTCCACCATCCGGCAGCGGTTGTTGGGGTACGCACCGATCTGCCCGTTGGCCAGCACCACCACGTTGTGGGACTTGTGCTCATCCGGGACCTCAGCGAACTCCGCGTCGATCTCGTTGATGTGCGGGTGGTAGTTGTCGAGCGTGAACAGGTAGCTCCCGGGCATCACGCCATGGGAGCGGGTCCGGACCTCAAACGCCATGTTGGCGATCAAGGTCTTGTGGATCACGGTGATGCCGGTGTCGAAGCTGTTCCAGAACTGGAGGTCAGCCAGCGGCAGGTCCGGTGACGGTGGCGGCGGGCCGTCTGGGTAGTCGCTGTCCCATGCCAGGAAGGCACTGATGGGCAGCTTGTCGTAGAGGGCGCCGTACTGGGTGAGGTAGGTCTCAAAGTAGAGCGCACGGCCGGGGAGTGATTTGGCCGCCACCCAGTAGCCCGGTGTGTACTCACCGTGGCCGCGGCGGAGGTCATAGAGGTACTCCTTGCGCACCCAGACCTTCACGGGTGGGACATTGATCAGCAGCGTGCTCATGCGTTGCGCTCCCAGAGCGGGCGAGAGGAGAGGATGATCTGTGAGATGCGGTAGAGGTGCCCTTCACCGTTCATGACGGTGTAGTGAGGCCAGGCCAGGCCGGCCACGCGGTCCACAATCAGGCCGGTGCCAATCCAGTCCCTGACGTAGACCGAATCCCCGGGCTGGTACTTCCAGACGGGCTGGCGGACGCCGTGGGGCCTGTAGGTGGAGCGGTGATTGGAGGTGGATACCACGGGCACCACGGTGTCGTTGGTGAGGATGATTTGGTTCATGGGTCAGGAGTTAGCGGCGAGGCACTCAAGCTGATAGCGGGCGTCTTCGCGGGTCATGATCACGTCCGCCAGCGTCACGCACTCCATCAGGTCCGACTCCAGGCACTTGGCCTCCCAACGCCAGGCGGCATCGTCCAGCTTGGCGATGGCATCCCAGATGAAGTCCGTGGCCTGGTCCCACAGTGTGAGCTCAGGGGTGGTCAGTGCGTGGCGGGTGGTGGTCATGGGTCCGTTGCTGACCCCCAGACTTTAACCCCGGCGCCCGGGTCCGGCGCCTCTCTCAGGGTCCGGTTTGAGAATCGTCCTCCCACTTCCATGGCAGGCTCGCCCACCACGCTCCCATCAGGAATCCCACTGAGCCCATGATCCAAGTCACCAGCCACCAGGTCATACGTGCGCCCACAACTTCCGCCGGACAATCCGGCTCACCGTGTCCTTGCTGATCCCGTACCGCTGGGCCAGCTCCTCGCGTCCCGTCCCCCGTCCCGCCTGCTCACGCAGTTCTTTCACCTGCTCCTCCGTCAGCCTGGCCGATACGTTCCGGCTCCCAGCCGGACCCCGCGGCGCCACCGGCTCCGGTGTCATCACCTGATCCAGGTGCTCCACCGTGTAGAACTTCCCACCACACGTCAGACACACCCGGCGCCGGCGTGTAGTGGCTGGGCCAGTCTGTCGGGTCCAAACTTGAGCAAGTTCCTTTGATTGGCAGTGGGGGCAATTCATGGATTTCGGTCAGTGGTTGATCCCCAGGGTTCCCCTTGAAGAGGAGCTGCGGATCGAAAAGGAATGCCGGGAGGCAGCCGCCGATGGTGGTCCAAGGTTGGCTGCTCTCCTCAGGCTTTGCTACTCACAGCAGGATGCTCTTCAGCGGGCCACGAACGAGATCATGCGCCTGGAGCTCCTGCTGATGGATGCTCAGAACGGGGGGAGCTCCTCCCCGCCGAATGCATCCGCCAGTGATTGAGCGCCACGCTGGACGGTCTGAGCGGCCTGGGTGGCCTGCGCAGGCTGATCACCCTTGCTGGCCCATCCCTCCACTGAGGCGTTCTTCATCACCACTCCCCGGCGCACTTCGCCGGTGTTCTTGTCCGTCCACTCCTCCTGGGCCACGACCCCCGTGCAGCACACCGGGGCACCCTTCTTGAGGAAGTCCGCGCAGTATTCCGCCTGCTTGCCCCACACCTCCACCTTCACCCAGAAGGCTGGGGCGTCGGTGTAGGAGCCGTCCTGTGCTTTGCGCTTGGGTTGGCGCACCGCCACACTCAGGCTGCAAGTCATCTGCCCGCTCTCAAATGAGCGGAGCTCCGGGTCACGGCCAAGGTTGCCGGTCAGGGTTGCGTTGAACATCAGTTGCGTTGCGATGGGGTGTTGTTTGGGAAGCCGCGCATGTTGCGCTGCTCGTAGTTGATGACCTCGGCCAGTGGGTAGAGCACCCGGCCGCCGGCCTTGAAGTAACGGGGACCTCGCCCCTGGGATCGCCAGTTGTCGAGCGTGCTCAAGCTGACGATGTTGCGCCAGCGTTCCACCAGCTCCTTGGCGGTGAGGTAGTTAGAACATGTCTTCAGCGGCGACTGGGGCAGGGTGCTCATCTGGAGCTGCTTCCTTGATTTGCCGGTTCAGTTCCTCAACGGGTGCCGGCTTCGGTGGCGTCAGTGCCTCCAGGCGGGCCTGGAGCATTCCACTTAGCTGCTGGTGGTCTTCCGCACTCACGTGCCCAGCCTTCAGCCGCTCATCCAGCAACCCGCGCACCTTCTCCAGTTGCTCTGGCTTGGTGGCGCCGGTGATGGCTTGGCGTGCCTTCTTGACCAGTTCACTCTCAGCCTTGGGCGTGTCCCCATCGCTGAGCCAGGTGGCGAGCTCCTTGCCGAACTCCTCCCCCGGGAACTGAATGAGACGATCTTGGAACTTGCCGGAGCGGTCCTTGATCACGTTCACGATGTGATCCGTGCTGAGCTCAAACAGCACGTCAAACTCGTACTCAATGCCCTTGCCCTGCTCCGGGCTCATCCCCACCCGCACGGGCCGGCTCTTGCCGCCGTTGCCGGTTTCGGTCTGCCATTCCGTCTTGGCCCGCATCGTCGCAATGACGTGGCCCGGGAAGTCCAGGATGGCGTCCACCAGCAGCCGCTGCTTGGGCGTCCCCTCACTCCACGCTGACCAGGTGTTGCCGCGGTACTTGGCGTTGGCCAGCCGGTCGATCTCCGTCAGCAGCTCACTCCACGCATGGCTGAGGCTGTCGATGATCACCACGTCATAGTGGCCGGCCGCTTCCTTGAGCGTGTTGACGTAGCTGGCGATGCTCTTGTCGTGGAGCTCCGCCACATCGAACGTGAACCGGTCGGCGTACTTGCTGGCGCTGCCGCGCTCAGAATCAATCACCGCGATGGACCCGCCCATGCCCGCAGCAATGCGCAGGCTGGTGAAGGTCTTGCCGGCCCCGGATGGGCCGAAGATCGCGGCACGGAGCTTCGCTTGGCTCTTGGTGGCCTTCTTGAATGCTCCCATCAGAAGTCAATCTCCAGAACGTGTGAATCGGTGTGTTGCTGAGCCCATCGCGGGAGGTCGATGAGCTCAATGGTGTCGCTGTACCCGGGCCACTGATCAGCGGACCGGCATTCAGCAATCAGCCGCATGTTGGCCGCGGCTTCTGCCCGTCCCTGCTCCACCATTGCGGAGGAGGCTGCGTAGACCGCCGCGAGGTATGGCCTCCGCTTCTCAACCGCGATGAACAGGAACTGCTCGGCACCCAGGGCATCGCCGTAGAACGCTGCCTGGACGTGGTACCTGAAGTTGGCCACAGACTTGGCGAACCCCCTGGGGCTCGCATCCTCCGTGGTCTTCACGTCCGCGATGATCCGCCGGTCGGCGCTGTGCCAATCCGGTCGGCACTTGCACTCCAGCCCGGTGGCCGGATCCGTCCACAGGTAGGACTGCTCACGCACTCCACCCTGTCCCAGCAGGAATGCCGCCGCGGGATGCTGACGGACCGCATGGGCCATCAGCTGGACCCGCTCCGCATCCTCCCGGCTCAGCACGATCTTGCTGGCCGCGGCAGCGTCAAACGCATCCCAGAACTCGATGGCCTCAAGTGTGGCCGCCGATGGCTTGGCTGCGTTGCGCTGGGTGATGCTGGGTCGCCGGGGAGCATCCACCGGTGGCAGGATGATCTGCTCATCCCACAACTCCGGCTCCAACACCGCCGTGTGGAGTGCCGTGCCGAGCTGCATGGCATCCGTGGGCGGCTCCGGCTCCCGGGCCGGATCCACGTACCGGCTCCAGTAATGGGCCGGGCTGCGGTTCACCTCATCAAGGTGCGATTTGGAGATCACGGTGGTCAACCCGTGGTACTCCGCGTTGGTGAGCGCAGGTGTCCTCAGCATGGAACCCGCACCCTCTGCAAGTGGCATAGAGGCGCCTTAGTCTTTGGGCTCCGGAACTTTAACCCCTCGTCACGCCGTTTCACCGTTTCCCCCATCTCTTCGCTGAAGTTCCCGGCTTTTACCGGGTTTCACTTTGGCGATGGCCGTCCAGTCCCTGCTAATACTTCCCACGACCGGAGGCAACAGATTTGTCGATTCCCACGCTCCGTCCCTACCAATCCCGAGCGGTGGCGGATCTCCGTGATGCCTACCGGCAGGGCTCCCGTGCTCCTCTCCTGGTCCTGCCCACCGGTGGCGGGAAGACGGTCGTGTTCAGCCACGTGGCGCACGGGGCATCATCCCGCGGCCACCATGTCCTGGTGCTGGTTCATCGGCGTGAATTGATCCGGCAGGCCAGCAGCAAGCTGGGCCAGCTCGGGGTACAGCATGGAGTCATCGCTGCTGGATTCCCAGCCAACGACGGCTCAGTGCAAGTCGCTTCGGTCCAGACCCTGGCCCGTCGCCTCGGGCGCACCGACTGGGCACCCGATCTCATTGTCATTGACGAGGCCCACCACGCCGTGGCCGGCACCTGGTCCAAGGTGCTGGATCACTGGCCCGCTGCGCTCCGCCTGGGCGTCACAGCCACCCCCGTCCGGCAGGACGGCCGTGGGCTGAGCACCATGTTTGACCGTCTCGTCCAAGGCCCCACGGTCCGGGACCTCACTGCACAAGGATTCCTCTCACCGGCGCGAATTTACGCACCACCCGTTAAAGCGGATTTGCGCAATCTCACGAAAAGGGCCGGTGATTATCAATCAGATGAGGCAAGTCGTCGCATGGACCGGCCAACAGTTACCGGTGATGCGATTAGCCATTACCAACGGCTATGTCAGGGTGCGCCTGCCATCGCCTTCTGCTGCACCGCCTCCCACGCCGAGCACGTTGCAGAGCAGTTCCGCTCCGCCGGCATCCGGGCCGCCACCATCCTCGGCACCACGCCGGTGGAGGAGCGTGAGCAGCTGATCCGTGACCTCGCCACCGGTGCCCTTCAGGTCATGGTGTCCGTGGACGTGATCTCGGAAGGCACAGACATCCCCGCCGTCACGGCCGCCATCCTCCTCCGCCCCACCATGTCCGAGGGCCTCTACCTCCAGCAGGTGGGCCGCGTGCTCCGCCCCGCACCCGGCAAGGCTGAGGCTCTGATCCTGGATCACGTCGGCAACGTCATCACCCATGGTTTCCCGGATGATGACCGTGATTGGAGCCTGGATGGCCGTGAAGACGGTGGTGGCCGTGTTGACGCTGAGAAGGCCCCCATCGTCCGGCAGTGCGGCGTGTGCTTTGCCGCCTTCCCACCGCAACCCGTCTGCCCCGTCTGCGGCACTCCCTCCCAGCTCTCGGTGCGTGAGATCCAGCAGCGTGAAGGTGAGCTGGAGGAGCTCCGCCGGGAGCAGCTCCGCCGTGAACAACGGCGCCAAGTAGGCTCCGCACGCACCCTGGATGAGCTGCTCGCTGTGGCCCGCCAGCGTGGCTACCACCCCAACTGGGCCAGAAGGCTCTACGCCGCACGAGGAGGCACCAATGCCGCTGGGTGATCCCACCTTGACCCGTGAGGAGCTCCCGGGTGGAGCCGAACCCGCCTTCACCCACCCCGGGCAGGCTCACTTCGCCAACCGCACTTCGGGACTGACCTGCGCTGACTGCTGCCACCATGTCGCAAGGTCCGACCGTTCCCGCGGTCTGTTCTGCCTCAAGGCCAAGGAGTTCGCTGGCCGGTGGCTCCCCGCCGTCCCGCCATCGGCCTCTGCCTGCAAGTACCTCCAGCGCCGCACCCCGTGAGCAACACCGAGACCGTCATCCAGCAGCGCATCCGCCTGGCCCTGGGTCAGGTGCCGGGGCTCCGCCTGTTCCGCAACAACACCGGCTCCCTCCCGGATCCGCGCACCGGCCGCCTGGTCACCTTCGGCCTGGCCAAGGGCTCCGCTGACCTGGTGGGCTGGCGCACCGTCACCGTCACCCCGGACATGGTGGGCCAGCGCATCGCACTGTTCGTGTCCATGGAGATCAAGACCTCCACCGGGCGCCTCTCCGCACCGCAACGCCACTGGCTCCAAGCAGTCCAGGCCGATGGCGGAATCGCCGGCGTGGTCCGCTCTGAAGCAGAAGCGCAGGCCCTGGTTTCCGATTTTGCCTCCGTCAGCCAGAATCTCCGCGGACCCCAATGACCCAAGTGACCAATCTCACCGTGGAGGCAGCTTGTGGCTGACCTCCTGGAGCAACTCGCTGCGCTCCCCGATTCCTGGGGCTTGGTAGCGGTCGGAGCTGACAAGCGCCCCTACCAGCCTGAATGGCAAAAGCACCCCCTCACCAAGGAGCTGGTGGCGGCCGAGATCATCGCCGGCCGCGCCAAGGCCGTGGGCGTGATTGCTGGTCCAGCCTCCGGTGGCCTGCTGTTCGTTGACCATGACGGCCTCGGGGCCTCCACCGTCCTCGAGCAGTGCGGAGCGCCCCGCCGCGAGCTCCCAAAGTCTTGGGCTGTCACATCCGGCCGGGATGCCCGCTTCCAGATCATCTACCGCGTGCCGGAGGCGTTCTGGCCCCAGATCAAAACCAAACGCATCAAGTCCCCCGTCGACGGTGAGCAGCTGGAGCTCCGGTGGACCGGGTGCCAGTCCGTCGTGCTCGGCGCTCACCCCTCCACCGCCGGCTACCGCTGGATGAAGGGCCGCTCACCCGCCGATCTCCCCCTGGCGGATGCTCCGTCCGTCCTGCTCCAGCAGATGATGCGGCAGCCGGAGCAACCGCCCCTCCCTCTCACGCCCGTCACCGTTGTGGCTGGTGGTGGCACGGTCCCACTGTTGGAGTTCATCGCCAAGGACTCCCGCCAGCTGATTGAATCCGGCGGCACACCAGGCTTCTGGAATGATGACCAGCTCCGCCTGGCCCTGGACCTGATCGGCACCGAGGAGTGGATCCGCCGGCAAGGCGCCACCCCAGACCTCACCGCCAAGGATGCCTACGCGCAGCACATCACTGCCGCACGGCTCCTGGCACCAGACTTCAGCGAACGCAAAGCATGGCATCGCTTTGAGGGTGCCCCGGAGCACAACCCCACTCCGTCCACCCCGGAAGACAAGCTGCTGGACCGGCTCCGCTTCCACAGCCGCCGCAGCCTCATCCCGCCCAACCCACGCCGGATGCAGCAGGCCGCTCCACAGCCAGCACCCGCCGCTTCGCAGACTGCGGCTGCGGCGACTGTTGGCCGCGGCGATGGACGCCTCCAGAAGCTGGACCCGGACGACCTCATCAACCTGCTGCGCGTCGGGCAGTTCGGGGAGCTCCGCTGGAACGTCTTCACGCAGCAGATTGAGCTGGACCGCAAGCCCATAGAGCAGATTGAGCTCTACTACCTGAAACTCGCGCAGCTCGGCTTCAAGGTCTCCAAGGAGCTGGCTGTGGATGCCATCGTCCACGTGGCACACGAGACCACCTACGACCCAGTGCGTGAGTACCTGGATGGTGTGGCCGCCACCGTCCCACCCACCTCCATTGATCACCTCGCCACGGCCTACCTCCGCCGCGGTGATGAGCCCGGCACCATCTACGACGAGATGATCAAGCGGACCCTCATCGCCGCCGTCCGCCGCATCTACGAACCCGGTTCCAAGCACGACTCCGCCTGCGTGCTGCTGGGTGATCAGGGCTGCGGTAAGTCCACGTTCTGGCGCAACCTGGGTGGGACCTGGTTCTCCGACGCGCTCCGGGACATCAGCTCCAAGGATGACCTGATGGTGCTGCACCGCTCCTGGATCATGGAGTGGGCGGAGCTGGACTACGTGACCTCCCGCAAGCACGCCGGTCAGGTCAAGGCGTTCCTCTCCCAGTCAGTTGATTTCTTCCGCCTGCCCTACGCACGCAACACCGAGGAGTTTCGCCGCCGCACCGTCATCGTTGGTTCCACCAACCGTGACACCGGCTTCTTGGTGGACGACACCGGCAACCGCCGCTTCTGGGTCATCCCCGTCACCGCTACCCAGTCCGACATGATTGACGTGGATGGCTTGCTGATGGAGCGGGATGCCATCTGGTCCGCTGCGGTCCATGCCTACCGCAACCGCGAACGCAACCACCTCACCGCCAAGCAGCAGATCCAAGTGGAACGGGAGAACGCCAACTACATGGTCAACAACCCCTGGCAGACCGTGGTGCAGTCGTACCTGGAGCGGCGTGCCTCCATTGAGCCGCTGACCGTGGAGGAGCTTCTGACCCAGGCCATCATGAAGCCGGTGGAGCGCCAAACCCGCGCCGATCAGATCCAGGTTGGTCAGCTGCTCAAGGACCTCGGCTACGAGCGCCGCAGGGAGGCCACTGGCCGCCGTCGGTGGATCTACGCACCCCGGTTGGACTGACCCAGCCGTCCTATCTCCCTCCGCCCCGGTGCCACGCCGGGGCTTTTTTTTGCCCGCCGCCGTCCCAACGTCCCAACGTCCTATCTGTTTCGCAGACTTTCCCCGTCCTATCTCCACGGCCGCTTGGGGTAGATAGGACGGCCAAAAAGCATTGCAGTGACTGAGGTTTGCGGCATCCGTCCTATCTCCGTCCGTCCTATCTGCTGCCTCAGACTCTCCGGGTATTTCTCCCCCTCCTCCCCCTCTCCCCTTTATTACTACTTCTATAGAAATAGATAGGACGATAGGACGGACAGCTGAGAGCCCTTCTGCCGCAGTGGCCCTCGCCGTCCCAACCCCCCTCACCAGATAGGACGGAGATAGGACGGCCCTACCATCACCCCCATGGACTTCCGCCGCGGCCAACCAGTCCGGGTGTTCATGGGTGCTGGCTGGGCCAAGGGCACCTACATCCGCCACAACGGCTCCGCCTTCCTGGTTGAGCTGCCCAACCGCGGCACCATCGCCGTCTACGACCCCCGGAACATCCGCCCCGGTTGACCGGCTACGCTGGCAGTGGTCTTTTGGGTCCACCCCACCTCTGGTCCGGTGGGGCTTCACTCTTCGGCGCCATGGCCACTCGCTCCGTCACCTCGGACATTGACCGGATGAGCGAGCGGCTCCGCGTCCTCACCGACACCCAGGTGCGCTACGCCGTCGCCCGGGCCATGACCCAGGCCGTCATCGCCACCCGTGACCAGCTCAAGGCTGAGCTGCCCAGCTACATCGACCGCCCCACCCGCTGGACCATCAACGCCGCCTACGCACGCTTCGCCCGCCCCACTGAGCTCGTCGCAGAGGTGGGCCTGCGCACTGATGGCGCCAACTCCGCCGGCCGCTACCTCCAGCCCCTCATCCGTGGCCTCCGCCCACAGGTGAAGCCCGTAGACCGCTCCGCTGCCGCAGCAGCCAAGGTCGCCCCCAACGCCTCCCTCATCCCCACCAAAGGCGCTGGCCTGATCAACCAGTACGGCAACGTCAGCCTGTCCAACTACGCCAAGATCATCGGCGGTGCCCGTGACAAGCAGGGCGGCTACTTCATCGCCCCCGTCAAGCGTGGCTCGTCCACCATGGCCGTCTTCCAGCGCACCACCGGCTTCATCAGCCGCACCTCCACCCTGGAGTCCTCCGTGCGCCGCCTGTTCACCATTGACCCCACCCCCGCGCTCCGCCAGAAGCGCCTCCCCCTGGAGCAGCTCCTGGACAAGGGCTTCAGCCGCCACTGGCCTGGCGCACTCCGCTCCAGCCTCACCGCTGAGCTCCAGCGGGCCGGCTTCAGGTAGCCAGCCCTAGTCCCTCTAGGCGCCCCCAGCCCCGCTAGAGCTCCGCCACTAGGCCCTCGCCCCTAGTCCCCCTAGGGCTCTCCGCCCCCTCTAGGCCCCCTAGGGCTGCGGGTCCCTCTAGGGGCCTCGGCCTGCAGGTGTTTCGCAGG